AGAAGATGGCAGGAGATATTACTAGACTCAATGAAGGTCAAGAGAAGATGGCAGGAGATATTACTAGACTCAATGAAGGTCAAGAGAAGATGGCAGGAGATATTACTAGACTCAATGAAGGTCAAGAAAGGTTTGAAAAGGTACAGAAAACTATGGCAAAAGATATAAAAGCAATTAGGGATTATCAACACAAAGGGCTAGATGTTGATGTGGAAAAATTAAAATGCAGAGTAAATTTGCTTGAAGAGAATCAAAAAATAAGTTGAATTTTAAATAAAAAAAGAATCCCGATAATTTAGTCGGGATTCTTTTTATTTCTAGCACCCAGAAAAATTTTATTGCAACTAAATGTTTGGTATTGTCCATTAGTTACAGGTCATTCGACATTATTGGGACAATTACAATCCTTCCAAAATAAGACATATAAGATTATAATGGAAGTACACCATTTTTTTGCCTTTTAAATATCTATTTTAGGAGGTATGTTTTTGTGGGAAGTGAAATGACTGTGTCGGAACTTCGGGCAATGTTGGAAGATCAAGGACTTATGAAGGAATTACCTTTATCGAAAGTTATGATAGATTTCATAGTTGAATTAGTAAAGAAAAAAGAAAATGATTAATTTGTTTTTATTTTTTGAAGAACAGCGATATAACTTATCAAGGTATCGACTGTTTTTTTATCTATGGTATCGTTTGGTTTTACGAGGCCGGACTCTCTTAATTTAATTAGTAGGTAATCGATAGCATCGTTTTCTTGCCTGAAACTTGAAACGCCCATGAGGTAGTCAACGGAAACTTTGAAGTATTTAGCGATGTTACTAATCATTTCCATATTTGGTTCTCTTGACCCAACTTCCCAATGAGCCACAGCACCCTTCGAAACTCCTAGCTCTTTGGCTAATTCTGGTTGTATTATATCAGATTCGTGCCGAAGGGCTCTTAAACGTTTCATGAATAATGAATTCCGATTTTCCACTGTACCAGTTCCCCCACTTTCCATAGATTTGTAATGTATATGAGAATTCTTACATAATAGAAGAATACCTATTCGTTATTATATGACATTTAGTATCTATAGGACAAGGCTTTTATTGTAAAATCGTATGGTAATTTATTCATATTATGACTAATGATCTTACAATATGTATATTATATGGTTGAAATAGTCCATATATGGTTGATAAGTATACAGTTTGGTGGTATAATTCTATTATAGGAGGTGAACAAAAGGTGATTGATGAGCGAGAATTCAAGGCAAGAATTGAGTATGCACGTATTCTTGCTAATTACAATAAGACGGAATTAGCTGAGAAGTTGAATATGCCAGCAAGTACATTTAGGAGAAAGATGGAAAAACCTACAAGATTAACAATAGAAGAGTTCTTTGTTTTAACTGAGGTTTTACCAAATGGTGTTTTAATATCATATTTGAAGGAAGCCATGGGTATTAGGACATTGAAAAGAATTCCTCTTGGAAAAGGTATATTAAAAAGGAAAATAAATTAGGAGATGAATTATGAGTGCATTAACATTAACATCTACTACTAAGATAACGATCGAACAGTGGCATGAGTTTAGAAAACTTGGAATTGGGGGATCTGACGTATCGGCGATCGCGGGAATGAATAGATGGAAAAGCCCAATTGAAGTATGGATGGAAAAGACAGGACAGATTGATTCGCGGGAAGCTGGGGAAGCAGCGTATTGGGGAACAACACTAGAGGATGTCGTGGCCCGAGAATATGCCAAGAGATCTGGCCTTAAAGTTCAGAAGAGAAATGCAATATTGCAGCACCCAAAGCACAAATTCATGCTTGCAAATATTGATCGGATGATTCATGACAAAGATCGTGGCAAAGGAATCCTTGAGTGCAAGACGGCGGGGGAATATAAAAAAGGGGAATGGGATGATGGTCAGATACCAGAGGAATATGCGATTCAAGTTCACCATTATCTAGCTGTGACAGGGTTGAAGTTTGCTAGAATTGCAGTATTGATTGGAGGGAACAAATTTGAAATTCGCGACATTGAGCGAGACGATGAAATCATTGATTATCTATATAAGATTGAGAGTGATTTTTGGCAGTTAGTAACTCAAGGTACTCCCCCGCCAATGGATGGATCGGCATCGGCTACGGAACTTCTTAAAGTCATGTATCCAAATTCAAATAATTCATCGATAGATTTGCCTATTGATACCGAAGAAATGGTGACAAAGTTTAGACAGCTTCAAGAGATGGAGAAGGAAATAGGTATTAAGAAAGATGAGATGGCTAATAAAATAAAGGAATTAATGGGTGAAAATGAAACGGGATATACCAAAAATTTCAAAGTAGGATGGAAATCTGTGACTAGCAAAAGATTTGATCCGACTAGATTTAAAGGTAGTTATCCGGCATTATATAGTGAATTTTCTAATGAGAGTAAATCTAGAAGATTTACGGTTACTGAAAACAAAGCAAAATAAAATATTTGGGGGATATGATAATGGCAAATTTAAAAGACAAATTGGCATGTAAGGCTAATGGGGTAGATTTACCTAAGAAAGAACCGAAAGCTACGTTCAGTAATTTTTTAGCTCAAGACGGAGTAAAGGCAAAAATTAACCAGATCGTCGGCGGAAAAGATGGTCAAAGATTCATGACAGCGATCTTATCAGCAGTATCCACTAACCCGGCACTCGTTGATTGTGACCATGGGACGATTCTGAGTTGTGCTTTACTTGGAGAGAGTCTTAAACTTTCGCCAAGCCCGCAACTAGGACAATATTATATGGTTCCATTTGATGATAACAAATTGGGGCGCAAAGTTTGTACCTTTATAATTGGCTACCGTGGTCTGATCCAGTTAGCAATTAGAAGTGGATATTACAGGAAAATCAATGTTATTTCAATCAAAGAAGGAGAACTGCAGAATTTTGATCCATTGAATGAAGTAATAGATTGCATCCTTATAGATGACGAGGAAAAAAGAGAAAGAGCAAAAACAGTTGGTTACTATGCCATGTTTGAATACATGAATGGATTCAGGAAAGCAATATATTGGAACAAAAATAAAATGGAGTCTCATGCATTGCAGTATTCAGCAGGATACCGAGCCGATGTAAAGAAGGGAAATTCTTACACCTTTTGGAGTAAAGATTTTGATGGGATGGCACATAAGACCATGCTGAGACAGATTATTTCTAAGTGGGGAATTATGTCCATCGAATTACAAACTGCCTATGAGAAGGACATGGGAACAATAAGGGAAGATGGCACTATAGATTTTGTGGATAATGATGATAGTGTCATGGACATCAATATTTACGCTGATAATGCAAATGAGCAACACGAGATAGAGAACGCAGAGACAGAGAACCCCGAGACAGAGAATACCACAATTGAGAATATCGGAACTGATGAGCAGCCATCAACTTAAGAAGACATAACAAAGGGTCGGTTTAATAACTGATCCTTTGCCCGGAGGTAGCATAAATGATAGGCATCTACAGAATTACTAATAAATTGAATGGGAAATGTTATATTGGACAAAGCGTTAATATAAAGAGAAGATGGATAGAGCATAGATTAATCCATAGAAATCATGATGCTCCTACATTAAAACGAGCTTTTAAAAAATATGGAATTGAAAATTTTGATTTTAAAATCTTAGAATTATGTGAAGTTGATAAATTGTATGATAGGGAAATTTACTGGATTGAGAAATTAAGCCCAAAATATAATAGAAATCTAGGAGGTAAGGGAAGTTTTGGTCATATGGTGTCTTTTGAATCCAGAGAAATAATAAGGGAAAAAGCCAAAGAACAATGGCGTAATCGATCTGCAGAAGACAAACAAAATGTATTAAAAAATAACCTTACTGGCCCACGGATCGGTCATGAAGTAAGTGCGGAAACAAGAGAAAAGCTTCGTTTGTCTAATATCGGCAAGAAACAAAGCGAAGAGACAATTGAAAAAAGAAGAAATTCATTCAAGGAAAAAGTAGCCTCAGGTTGGCAGAAAAAAGGAGTTCTAAATGCTGGTAGACCTAGAAAGAAGGTCTATTGCATTGAATTAGATATGGAATTTGATAGTTTAAGGGATGCCGATAAACATATTGGCGCTTATAGGGGATGTGTTCAGGCACATATAGTCGGTAGAAGAAAACATGCTATGGGTTATCATTTCAAGACCTGTTGAGAAAATATCCCAACAGGTCTTTATAAAAATGATATAATGGTACAAGCATAATTAAAGGAGAGATTTACAAAATGAAAGATATGAAGATCGAAATGAAAGGCTCAAATTCGAAGGTATGGAAAGATACAACGCTGCAGAATTTCTACGATGTGTTAAAAATAACGAGATCAATTATTAAGGATAGGGAAATGATGGGACGAGGGGAAACGGAATATATTGCTAGTGATTTATTCCAAGAATATACTGATATTAAAGCATCGTGGAGCATTGCTACTGGAAAAATTATATCGACACCAGTGTTAGAATTCAGGTTGGCAGAAGGAGTTATATGTCCTAAATGTGGCGTAAAATTCGTTAAGAAATATGGTTCATTAAGTAGGAGGGATAACAAGGTTTATATATGTTCGGTGTGTGGGACTTTAGAAGCATATGAGGATATGACTAATAGATAAATAGAGAGAAGGTTAGCGTCAGGGAAATGGCTAATCCCCAGACGCTAACCTTTGAGAATTGGAGGATTTTGCAAATGGAAGTATCAATAAATATTATACTTCAAGAAATCCAAATTAGAATTGATAAACTAAGACAATTTGAAATGGAAACGGAAAGAAAAAGAGCAGTAAAATTACATAGGACAACTAAAATTCGTCGTAAAGAATATGAATCGTTTAAAAATTGGATCGAAGCTCAAATGACAAATGATCCTAATATTGAACAGATAGGGAGTAAGTTTGTCTTATGAATGATATTGACAGGCCAAAACAGTGGATCATCTTAGGAAAGAAACAATTGAGGAAATCATTATTTAACCAGATTGAAAATATACCGCACTTTTTAAAACCAAAGGGAGGTCTTTGGATCTCGCCATATACACCGCAACGTAGATATAAAAGTGATTGGGAAAGATGGTGTACAGAGGAAAGTTTTGGTGATTATAATTGCGGGGTATTATTGACCCTCCCTAATAATATGAGGGTGTACATAATAGATTCGCAGAAGGATCTAATGGAATTCATACTTGAAGTTGGCGTAAATAAAGACATAGAAGAATGGTTTACGATATGGAAAATACCGGATTACGAAAAGGCAGCAGAGAAATATGACCTTATTTATTTAACGGAAAAAGGTGAAAGGGAAACTAGATTACCTTGGAAGAATAGAAAATATTCATTGTACGGCTGGGATTGTGGCAGCGGCATTTTGCTAAATTATAGAATAAAATCCCAAAGACCAATAAAGTTTTAGACCATCAAATTGCCTTTTCTTGAAGGATAAAGTTAATTTCAAATTGATTTTCTTGCCCTTCGACGAACAATGATATCCTAGTTAATAGGGCTATTACTTGTTCGGAAGAATATGTATTTCTGACCGCCATCCTGAGAAGTTCAATCTCAGGATTTTTAACTTCTACGAGTGTGATTTGGTTAGGTGGTATTTCTTCTTGGTACATTTCAGAGATAGCTATTTCATTTTTTGATTCTTGAGATTCGCCATTTGTCTTTACTTCCCTAGACTTATATTTCCTCTTTGGTTTATCGGAGTCTTTTTTGGATGATTTAGGAGAATCGTTCTTTATTCTTTTTTGTTCTGCTTGATTTTGCCTGTGCTCAGTGAAACCACGTAGGATCTCTAGTGCTGGTTCTCCGACTACTATTGTCTTGCCTGATCTTGCAACTTGAAAATGCCAAGATAGTTCTGAAATTTGGGCAGAAGAACACCCGAAACCTTTGTACATTTCTGCGGTTGTGTGAAGAGTCCTTATCCGAGCATAAATTTTTTGACCATCGTCAAAAGGTAAATCTTTGAGTTGTTCAATTGAGATCCATTCGCCGTTCTCGATTTTGTCCATCCATTCCATTAAGATCATTCCCTTCAATGATGTTACGAAGCATGGGCCAGCACCCAATATGAGTCGTCTTTGAAATTTATCTGGTTCTTGCTCAGAGGGCATTTTGACGGACTCATGTTTCCTTAGTCTAGCAGCTCTACCGTGAATTCCATTTCCGGTTCTTTTCTTTTCCCTGACATCTTGGTTAAAAATCCATTCGACGTTCTCCTCATACATTGTGTAATCACGTCCAGTCTAACGAATTTGTCATATTAGGTTCTCAATTCTCAATATAACTCAAAATATCTAGCTTGTCTACAAAGTGTGTCCGTCATAATATGACAAATTTTTCAGAGTTAATTCTAAGCCCAAGAATCAACTCTGAATTTTATTTGAATGCTCATTAATAATTGATACTATTTTTTCGAAAGTGTATTCGTGATTGACCATATTTACAGTGAAATCTTTGACTAGTTTATTATCCATTTTGAATAAATAACCATTGTATCTAAGAAACATAACCATGGATATAAATGCAGTTCTTTTGTTAGCATTTTGAAAAGCATGATTTTGGCCTAATGATTCAAATATAGCAGCAGATTTTTCCATAATCGTGGGATAGGCATCTTCCCCAAAAGCAGATTGTTGTGGACGGTAAACTGCAGATTCTAGAAGCGAATGGTTAAGGATGCCTATTTGTTCCCCGGGACTTCTTTCTTTTATTTCATTGATGTTAATCATAATAATTTCGTTCACAGTTAAATAATGAATAGTCATTTAATTATCTTTCAATTCATTTAATGCTTGGTCATATTCTTCCGATATTTCTTTAAGGATAGTAAAAAATTCAGGACAGATCCCTTGTGGTAATGTCACGTATGGTATTTTCTTGATAATAATCTCATCCCCTCTGACATTAATTTTTACTGAATCACCAAGATTAATATTGAGTGATTTTAATGATTCTGTCATAGTCACACCCAAACTATTGCCCATCTTTGATACTTTTCTTTCCAGTTCCTTAACGCTCATAGTGTTAATCCTCCTTTTTAAAATTATATTAATATACTAATGTCATAACATAATTATAGCAGTATTTCTGAAAAATGTAAATGGAAAATATAATCATGATTTAATCCATATGCTATAATTGGGACAAGTTCAATAAAAATGAGAGGAAGGATTTTTATGGCTTTGACGTTGTGGGCTGGAAAAGGAATATGGGAAGGTTGGCAAATAAGAAAGCACTATGAATCTTGTAAATTTGGGGAATCAGTTTTGGTTGATCCAGATGGAGTTCCCTATGGCCCGAATGATATCCTTGAATTACGCAAGTTTAAAATATTCAGAGAAGAAGTTCTTGAGCAAAGAAATAAAAAGAATATTTATTAGTTAGCTGAATATTCTTACTGCATCTTAAGATCTTAAGATGATATATATAAAGGATCTTAAGATGATATATATAAAAGATGATATATATAAAAGATGACGAAGCATACAAAGTGTAAAAATATTACATAAGTCATGGATGTTCCTTGCAGAAAAATCTTCCAAATTGTATACTAATTCTTTTACTTATTTATATAAAGGATCTTAAGATGATATATATATAAGATCTTATATATAAAGGATGATATATTGCAGTAAGAATATTCAGTTAATTTTAAGATTAAATATTCCTAATAATATTTATTATTGTAATTAGGACAAGCATAGGATATAATTTCCTCTAGTAGTGTAGCATTTTAATTAGGGGGAATTTGTAGTGGGTGAGTTTAAGAAAACAAGTTTTATGATCGATATGGATAGTAAGGAAGGAATAAAATTTCTCTCATTAGTTACAAAGAAGGATTTAGGGGAGCTAATGAATGAAGCTATTTATGAGTATCTGGATAAAACAGAAAATAAAGACATAATCAATAAAAAATTGATCCAGAAACTTGCATCCCAAAACAAATAACCATATAGGTTATATCGCGTGAATATAACTCATATGGTTATATTTTACTTTTTCTGGATAAATATGGTAGTAATAGATTAAAAAAATTATGGGTAATAGTTTGAACAGCGCAAACAAACTTCCTCATCGTATTCCTCAAGATAGCATTTCTTATCGTCGGTATATTTGCAGGGGAGATATTCAGTTTCAGAATTTTTTCCAGTGAGGCAGTCGGGAGATCCACAACCGAATGGGTATTCTTCGCATCCTGTGCATTCTATCATTAATTTATTATCAACTCCCTTATGATATAATGAATATAGGACAAGTATAGGCCGAAGAAATTGAATTAAGCAATACCTTGAAGCGAATCAATGACAAAAGAATAGCACCATGTAGCCAGAGTGAGCCAATCTTCATGAATTAAAACAATATACAAGAGCGAACCAATCACGGGAAGATGCCCATATCAACTACCCAATAGCTAAAGCTAGGGGTTTGCAAGTAGCGAAGAGATAATTCAAACTCCTGCGTATGGCTTGTTGACGGTAGCCCTGTCGCGAATATTCACGGCAGCGTTAATGTCAGCATGAGCAACGAAACCACATGCTGTACATTCAAAATGAGATTGAGTTTTCCTATTCTTCTTATCAATTTTTCCGCATCTAGAGCACTCTCTTGAGGTATTACGAGGGTCAACGAATTGAAGTTCAATACCTGAGAGAACAGCTTTATAAGTAACAAATAGGCGAAGTTGAGAGAATGCCCATGATGATAGTTCTCTTCGTTGTGCTTTCTTAACAGTTAACCGATCGCGTATTCCACCAAGGTCTTCCATGGCAATACCGCGACCTGTGCCTTTAGCATCAGAGACTATGAGCTTGCTTATACAGTGGTTTGAATCGGTAGCAAATCGTTGTTCTTTCCTTCGATGTTTCTTTAGTAATCGTCTAGCAGACTTAGTGCCTTTCTTTTGGAGTTTCTTACGGAGATTACTGTATCGTCTGCGTACACCGCGAACGATAGATCCACTCATTACTCGGCCATCGGATGTTGTCGCAATGTTGACTACACCAAGATCAATTCCAATAAAGTCTTTAACATCAATCTTTGGAGGTTCTGGCAATTCAACAACTAACATGAGGAAGAATACTCCATCTTGCAAGATCAAGTCAGCCTGTCCTCTTACACGTTTGCCATACAGTAAACCTTGTTGATAATTGCCTATAATCATAGGGACTTTAATCCGACCATCTAGTGTAAGGAGTGATGCAATTTCCAATCCATCAAATGAAAGTATTCTTTGATCGTAGACCATAGCACCTGTTTCCTTAAAAGTATGAAGTGTTTTCTTATCAGTCTTATAACTTTCGGAAACTTTGCCAATGGCGCGAACAACCATTTGGGATGATAATTCAAACTTTTCCCTAACTTCGTAGTAACAAAGTTTTTGGATGCCAATCTTACCAAGAGTTTTTGAGTCAAAAGCAATCCAACTAATGTAGTCACAGGCTAGATTGAATCGTTTCATGGTTTCGACTAATTGGTTGAATTGTTGACTAGTTGGCATTAGTTTTATCTTTAAGGTACAAAGCATTTCATCACCTCCTTTCTTACTTTATATTATATACCTATTGAGCGATTTAATCAATACAAAGAAAAGGAACGACGAGGCCGCCTTCCTCCCCATGCGTGAACACAGGGGCTTCCAGCTACGTCCGTGGTGAGTCAAAAAGAATGATATGACCATGATAAGAGATCGAACCAAAGCGCTTGAAACCGTACAATAATTGGCGAGTGAACCATTGAGCAAGATTAATCAAGATTGGAAGAGTGAGTCATTTTATAAGAATTTTCAATAACAGTGAGCGAACCAAGGACGTTAAGTATTACCAGAAAATGTGAGTGAGTCAAAAGAGTAAGAGATAACCAGAAGATAAAATCGAACCAACTGCATTGAGAGAACCATGGTATAGAAGTGAGTCACACGTTATGAGTTGCCCAACACGGTTGAACGAGTCAAATACCGAGATAGAAACAAATAAATGGATCGAATCAATGAGCTAGAAAAGACGGATTGTACCAATGAATAAGGATCGAAACAACGAAGATGAGATACCCATATGCATGGATTGAATCAAACCAAATGAGATAACCATTGCCACCGATTGAATCATACCCATAGAATATTTCAGGATATTTGAGTGAGCCATTACATTCGATTATTTCAACAAGCAAGAGTGAGCCACGACGATGGACAATTTCATTCCACAGAAGCGAGTCAATATATCTGATTAAACATGTTGTCAGAGCGATCCACAAAGGTTGAATATCCCATCTCTATTGAGTGAACCATGCCCTTCGATTATCTCATTGCCGAAGAGTGAATCATCCCACCAGATTTGCACATCACCGAAGAGTGAACCAACCCATAAGAGAGTGCCACGTCCATAAAGTGAACCAATAACATAGACATCCAATAGCACAGAGTGAGTCAAACAATAGAATTTTCAAGATGAGCGAGCGAGCCGAGGATTTGAATGTAACAGGAAGGTGAGTGAGTCAGTAGTACAGGATTATTTCACAGTATTTAAGCGAGTCACGATATAGGACAGTATCATGAGAGTGAAGCGAGCCATATCAAATGATAACACCATCTTATTCGAGTGAGTCAATGATGAAGATTATAACACTGCCCAAGAGCGAACCAACGATGAAGAGTGAGTCAAAGGTCTTTGAAAGTATTACGTACTCTGTAGTGAACCAACATTAGGGATTATTTCAATTATTAGGAGTGAACCAATTCGCATGATAGCAACATGTCTATAGAGTGAGTCAACACATAAGAGAGTACCATGTCCATAAAGTGAACCAAGAATTCAGATAGTACCATGAACAAAGAGTGAGTCAAACAATAGAAATATTCAAGATAATCGAGCGAGTCAAGGGTTTGAATGTATCAGTAAGGGTGAGCGAGTCAGAGGACAGGATTGTTCCATAGCGATTAAGCGAGTCACGATATAGGACAGTAACGTGAAAGTGAAGCGAACCACATCAAATGATTAGTACATCCATTCAAGTGAACCATGGTCATCAAGGTCTAGAGTGCCATGAAGTATGATCGAGCCATTGTAATTGGATAGCACCATAAGAATGAAGCGAACCATCTCTGTTGATAGTAACATCTGCTGAGAGTGAACCAATGATGAAGATTGTATCGTATATTCAGAGTGAGTCGAAACATTGATAGTTCCACATACAAGGAAAGAACCAAAAACTATAGATTATTTCAGGAAAAGCGAGTGAACCACGAACATAGATTTCTGCATTTTACGAGAGTGAGACAAGGTTTCCGAGTTGTACCAAAATTAGGGATCGAGTCATTAAATGAGATTAAAACACATTGGACGAGCGAGTCACTAATAAGAGATCGTAACAATGATAATGATCAAACCAACTGCATTGAGGATTCCAGTGTAGAGAAGTGAACCATATGATATGATAGCACCAATTTTCATTAGTGAGCCAACACACAAGATTACGAACAAATCAGTGAAGCGAATCAATGACGATGGATAGTACCATGATCACGGAGTGAACCGCAACATATCTGAGTGAACCATAACAATAGATTGCATCGAAGAGAGCAGAGTGAACCATTTCTCAAGATAATCCCATGTACAAAGAGTGAACCATTATTCACTGAGAGTTCCAATAGAGATGAGTGAACCACTTCGCAAGAACCACCCAATACTACAGAGTGAATCATTGTCTTTGATAGTGCCGAAGGTTGTGAGTGAACCACTTCGCATGATAGTAACATGTCTATAGAGTGAGCCAAAAACACCGATATTTATCAAAGCTACAAAACGAACCAATATTGGAGAGAGAACCATGCCATTCGAGTGAATCAGCTTATCTGAGTGTGCCAATAGTCGTGAGTGAATCACAAGATAAGACAGCACCGTATTTTTGGAGTGAGTCAAGTTTTCCGAGATTCCAGAACAGATGAGCGAATCATGTCTCAGGAGAGCACCAGAAACATGGAGTGAACCATTGGATGCGAGAGCACCACCTATGTTAAGTGAACCAAGATTGGTGACACATCATCTTCAAAGAGTGAGTCAATATTTGCGAGTGTACCATAGAAAGGGATCGAACCATACAGGCGGATTAAATCACACCAAAAGAGTGAACCATTGTTGCGGATAGTATCAGAGAAATTGAGTGAGTCATTATTTGCGAAGATCAACCAACAGATATGAGCGAATTAAAATTATATCAAATAAAGCATAAAAGGGATAAGGTATTAATGAGTAAAGTGCGTGATGTGATCATCAATAATCCCAAAAAAAATGATGCATCAAGTGCATCAATTCTTCTTATACCAATTATTTCACTAGTCCTTATGATTTTTGGAGTTACATCTTGTATGTCTGAGGCTGAGGAATCAATGCAATTAAAGATTGATCATGAACAAAATGAATTTCAAAAACAATTGAAACAAGATCCGAGAACTTGGGATAAAGCACAGGATGATAGATATAACAATCTTAAAGAATGGGAACGGAAACAGAATTAAATTATATTAACTAAAATTATATTTATGTGGTATAATCATGTCCAAGGCCAACAATGATAATTTTTACCAACAACAATGAGCGATTAAAAATAAAATGATCTTCGCGAAGTTCGCACCTTCCGAAGATCTTGGCTAAAAGATGCAACGACCATCTCTTAGGCTTGATGACTTTTTTAATTGATTTAATTATACCAAATGGGACTAGCAGAAGCAAGGGGGACAAGACGAAAGTCGCATTAGTAAATTTTTCAAGTAAAAAAATAACAAGTCGGGATCAGCATCTTTTAGCTGGCCCGACTTTTTTAGTTGCCAAAATTTACAAGGTGTAAGAATTAGCGGGACAATATTTTTACATCTACCATGCGTCCGTCAGATTGTATATAATTGGGGTAATCACCTTTAGGGGAGATGAGATTATATGCATATGATAAATGTCTCGGAGTTGGCAAATGAAATATATAAAATCATTGAAAAGTTCGATGGACATCCAATATTTTCAGATATTTTGGTCTTAGATGAAAAAAATAGAGCTGCAGTTCGTTTTGCTCTATGTGAATTAATTGGTGCTGAGTATGTGAAACCAGTTAGGGTTAAGGATATATTTGGTAATAAACATAGGATTGAGTATCACATGATTGAGGATAGTCCTTGGAATGAGAGTTTTTGGAAGTGAGAGGGGAAAAGATATGTTGGATGAAAATGATATTATTTTAAAATCCGTTGAAAATTTAGGAACTACTCCATTTATATATTTTTTAATAAGCAATAATGAAATTGTTTATGTTGGACAAAGCCTTGGAAAATTAGGAATTGGTAGGATATGGCAACATAAAGATAAGCATTTTGATAGGTATACTATTTTAGAGTGTGATGAAAATAATTTAAGCAATAAGGAGGCTGATTATATATTAAAATTTCTGCCAAAATATAATAAAGCTTTCCCAGTATGTGATAAATATGTTGGATTGGGTACATTGAGGAAAAGGTATGGAGATAATTTATCAAATTTTAAATTACAAAAAATTGGCCTTAAAAAGTTACATTTTGGTCATTATGATGTTTATGAGATTGATGAAGTTTTAAAACACGAAACAGAAATAAAAAATATTTCACATGATTATAAGAAGACGGAATTTGTTTCAGGTAGTGTTGAATCGGGGTACGCAGGTAAATATACTGGATATTTTAAAGATGGAACCCATGTTTCTGATTATTTATATAGAAAGGGGTAAGTAATAATGGCGAATTTACCGAAAGCAGTCGTTGAAATAGGTCAGTTAAATATAAGGGGAACAAAATTAGATGATTCATGGTTTAGGTTTATAACGTTTGATAATGGAAAACCCTATATGTTAGCTATATTAATAATATCGGAATTGTGTTATTGGTATACCCCATCTGAGATCAAGGATGAAAATACAGGTTCAGTTATTGGATATAAAAAGAAATTTAAATCCGATAAATTGCAAAGAAGTTTTCAGGCATTAGGTGATAGATTTGGATTTTCCAAGAGACAAGCTACGGATGCATGTCATTATTTAAAAGATAAGGGATTAATTACGATTGAATATAAAACGATAAGGGTTGGCGAAATGATTGCTAATAACGTAACCTATCTTGAACCAGTTATCGAAAATATTAAAAAAATATCTAGTTTGTACCAGATAAATAATATGATTGAAGAAGATGAAGAGGACAAACATAGTGAATGTGATACCCTCCCACGTTTGGATGTGATAGGGTCTAACATTCAAAAGGGAGAGGTGTCACGTTTGGATGTGGGAGGTGTCACGTTTGGATGTGAGACAAATACAACTACTTCGTCAGTTACTTCGTCATTAACTAATTACCATAATAATAAACAGGAAAATGAGGTTAGTGAATTGATCTGGATCTTTGAAAGGGAATTGAGTAGGCCTTTAAAAGAAATGGATTGTGATCTTGTTAGTACAATGTATTCTAAGGTTGGAAAGGATTTGACGGTTGAAGCATTGAGGCGTGGAAATATGAATGGCATAAGAAATATGGGATACATCATGAGTATTGTCGATGAGTTTGTTAAAAAAGGAATTAGATCGATTGATGAAGCAAGGAAAGAGGAGAATGATTTTAAAAAAAGGCAGGATAAGAAGAATAAGAAGTTCGATTCAAAGCCCGAAGGAGATGAACCCAAAACTAACAAGTATGAAAAATTTTATCTTTGATGGGAGAGATCGGCATTGGCTGACAATCCATTCGTAATAATGCTTGAGAGAATGAAAAAAAGGGCAGATATGAATAAGGAAATGGGGATTATTCCAAGGGTGGAGTTAATTGAATATGATTGTCCGAAGTGTGAGGATCGGGAAATCGTATTGATCGAACAAGAGGATGGTTTATTATCTGCGCGTAATTGTGAGTGCAAGGCCCAGAAGATCCAGAAAAGAATGTTTCGAGCATCTGGTCTGAATGAAGAACAGGCTCGTTTGATGATAGATGATTATAAGCCATCACAGGACACAATGAAGATGTTCCAGATGGCAAAAAGATATATTGATCTTCAAGAATGGGAAGAGGGTAAGGGTTTCGCCTTGTTTGGCAGTGTTGGTATTGGGAAGACTATGTTGGCCCAGATTATTGCAAGTGAAATCATGAGATCTAAAAAGTCGGTCATATTTGTCCCAACGACTAGCCTTATGGCAGAATTGCGATCGTCTCAGTTTTCGGAAGATAGATCAGATTTTGAGCAGCGTATAGAAAAGTTAATCAATGTTGATGTGGTTATCTTTGATGATGTGGGAAAAGAAAAGCCTACTGAATGGGTGCAGAATCAATATTTTAGGATCATCGATGGTAGATATAATAACAAAAAAACAACTGGATTTACTTCGAATTATGAATTCGGTGAGTTGGCAGATCGATTTTCTGAGTTTGGAGATGCGATCATATCTAGAATTATATCTATGACTAGAGATTTTGTGGTCAATGTTCGGGGCGAAGATTATAGGAGGAGGTAAATATTGAAATGTTTAAAATAAAAAAAGGCCAGCACCGTGTGTAATGCTGACCTGAGCAGAGGAAAAAGAATTCAGAAAAAACCATAAATCACAAATAACATTGTACCAATTTTTTGAAAATTTGTCCAACAAAAACAATTGGTAATGGAGTAAAATAAAGACAAATAATTTAGTCATATTCGTATAGGACAAGGAATGAGATATAAGGGGCATGGATAATGGTGCAAGCTGTTTAAAATTGAATATGGTGAAAAAGGTTTAGGAAGAAGGATGGAGGGTTTATAGATGGATATAAAACCGTTCATGATTGAAGTCACGCTATATAATTTGGAGAAGGAGCAACTTGAGCAAGTTGCTTTAGGGTTTGAGAATGAAGATCATCTAAAACACACGATCCGTTCCTTAGAGGGATATGCCGAGTTTTACAAGGGTTGGAATGATAGAAAGAGGCAAGAGAAAATAAATTAATGTGGGAGGAATACAAATGAGAACATATATTGAGAACAAGGAAAGGGCAGACATGGATATCATAGTCGATTCATTTATTCATGATCTAAAACTCTATGAAGGTTATATTATGCCGATCATAACGATATATAAAAACACTACTAAGGATTACCCGGGAAAATTCGTAGCTCGTCTTTTTGATATTAAGCCGGGAGAAGTAATGTATACGAGATACATAATGCTATCGGACAGTCTTGAGTGGATCAGAAAGCAAATTCCGCCTAACATGACTAGATTTCAACCAAGTGAAAATGACGATCCGGTGGTTCTTGAAACTTGGATATAGGAGGGACGGGGGATGAGGTATTATTTTATCAGCTTCATGTATGGTGCAAGTGAAAAAAAATTACATAATGATGTAATTAAAGAATCACCTTTGGAGTGGCAAAAATATGCCAATAAAATGCATCCGGGTCAATATGTTTTAAAAAATTGGAAAGAGATAACCTCAGAAGAATACAAGTCGTTTAAAAAAGAGGGAATTTCATGATTAATGAATTTGAAGTATATAGGAGAGCGATTGCTGATTATGGGAAAATGCCACAGAAGATAAAGGCGATCGAGGAAATGGCTGAGTTGATTGAAGCATTGACTTTAGGAAATGTCAGTATGATAACGGAAGAAATGGCAGACGTTTCTATTATGCTTTCTCAATTAGAATTGATATATGATAATTCGGAGGAAGTGGCTGGGTATAAGAGGGATAGATCGAAGAGAAGAGCAAGGAAAATAAAACCGATCGCGGAATTATCTAAACTCATTCAGGTGATAGCAAAGGGTAATGATCTGTGCTTGGTCGCTGAGAAGATGGCGGATGCATATATCATGCTTGATCATTTAAAAGCTGTATATTTCAATTCTAGAGATGTGGAAACATATCGAAGGGCAAAATTGGAACGGTTAGATTGTAGATTAGATAAACTGGAAGAAGGAAAATTTGCTTAGTGGAGGAAATTAAAAATGGATAAATTTTGGATTATATGGACGTTAGTGGTATTCATTATATTGATGGTTGGAGAAGGTGTCCCTGAGGATTACAAAATAATATTTGGATTCGTGTGCGGAACAATATCTGGTGTTATGTTCATCCCTAGATATGCTGTAATTAGTGTGATCCATAAATTAGAAAATAAGGGGATCAACGATGAAAAAACAAAAGATCCCAATCCCGAAGGAAGATCATGAACAATATACATTCGTTCAATGGTTAGAATATAAAAGGATCTCTTTTATCCATGTTCCGAACGGTGGTAATAGAAACTATGTTACGGGTGCAAGACTAAAGGCACAGGGAGTTAAGGCAGGATTTCCAGATATAATTGTATTTGATATTCCCCCAAAATTACCGACGTGTAGGGGCGTGGCAATTGAGATGAAACGGAGATCGGGATCGAAGACATTACCAGATCAAAAAATATGGATTGAAAAATTAATTGGTAATGGTTGGTTTGCGGTGGTGTGTGAAGGGGCAGAAAAGGCGATTAAGGTCATGACTGAATTGGGATTTTAGGAGGAGTTCAATGTTTACGGTTATAGCTTTGCAATCTCCGATCGCTGGAACTAGGGCATATAGAGTTGGAGAATGCACAATCCTTTATGGAGTAGAAAATGGATTATGGCATTTATCGATAAGTCATGAGGAGAGATTACCAGCATGGGAAGAGATAAAATGGGTTAGATATCAATTCTGCCCGAAGGATATCATGATGGCAATGATTCTCCCGCCGGAAGATCAATATGTCAATTTACACGAAAATTGTTTTCATTTGTGGCAGCTCAAAGTTGAGGAGATGCCGAAGAAAAAATCGAAGATCGTTTTACCGTAATGGCAAGTGGAGCAATGATCGGTGTATGTCCGGTGTGCGGGGAAATAATATGGGAAGATGAAGAATGGGTGATGGATAAATATTTCATGAAACATATTGAATGTGATGGAAAATTAATGAATGATCTAGCATGTATTATAAACAAATTAACTAGGAATCAGCAATTAAGAATTATGGCATTACTAGAACTAATTATCACGGACGAATAAAAAAGGTAAAAGAGTAAAAGATGATAAGAATACGACTTGTACAGATGGTAAGAATCTAGTGTGATGCTTTTTTATTTATCCAATCATCATACATATTGTAAGAAAAGAGGGTTGGAAGTGGTTAAGAAATGCGGTAATTGTGGACATCTTCTCCCGCACAAAGGAAGTATAGCTGAGAAAACGTTTATGAAAGAATTGATTAATGGTGTATGTGAGTTAACTGGAAAATCTGTAACTGGATCGCTTATTGCTGGTTGCTTCTATTGGATGGAAAGAGAGGAGAAAGTGAAAAGGAAATGAAGAAGAAAATATGTATTGACCCGGGCCATAACGGATATGGTTTTGATACTGGTGCAGAAGGGTTAGGATTAAGGGAACAAGATCTAACTTTAGATATATCAAAGCGGATTGAGGTTGGACTAAAAAGAAATAATTTCGAAGTGTTATTGACTAGGACTGGTGAAGTTGTGCCGGGCCAGATCAATAGTGTTACTGATTCGCTTCGAGCAAGATGTGATATAGCTAATAATTTCAAGGCAGATTTATTCATCACGATCCATATAAATTCAGCCGGAGGAACTGGTGTAGAAATATTTATCATTGAACATAATGGAGAGGCCGAAGTTTTGGCAGAGAAAGTATTACCTCATTTATCGGCATTAGGATTTACGAATAGGGGAATAAAGCAGAAGAATTTATATGTGCTTAAATATACTGAGATGCCAGCGATCCTAACTGAAAATGGATTTATAGATAATCAAGCGGACGTTTTGAAATTAAAAGATCCGGCATTCAGACAAAGAATAGCAGATGCTCATGTTCGGGGGATCTGTGATTATTATGATCAAGATTATAAGGGGGTTGAAGAATCAGTGCTTAAAATAGCGATCCTTAAATTTAGTCCAGAAGATGAGTGGGCAGCTAAAGATATTGATGCGAGATTTGGAGGAGTGGCCAATTTCACAAGGCAAGGGGTAAATAAGATCATCCCGCCGGATGCTATGTCTGCAGAGCAATTGATTGTTATCGGAGGATTGACGGTAGGACATAAGAATGAGATCTTGCTTTCGGGTAAGGATAAATATGATACGGCTGCAAAGGTCGCTGAGTATTTAAGACAATGACTGCATAAAGAAACTGATTGGTGGAATCCTGTAGATGAAGAAATGTGGAGATAATTCAAACAAAATGATTGACAAAACTTCTCTTTATGTATATATTATGTATATACATTTTAAATAAAGAGGAGTTTTTGTTTTATGGAAACTACTGTTGCTAAATGGGGAAATAGTATCGCAATAAGGATTCCGTCAGCTTTTGCAAATGGATTAAGGATTAAAGAGGGAACTCCTGTGATTATTGAAGTTGAAAATGGAATGATTGTTATTAAGAGAAAAAAATATAGTTTTGATGAATTGGCGTTAAAAATAACACCAGAAAATAGACACGAAGAAACTGATTGGGGAAGTCCTGTGGGAAAAGAAATATGGTAAGAAATTATATACCAGATAAAGGTGATATTATTTGGATAAATTTTGATCCACAAGCCGGAAGGGAACAAGCTAAAATAAGGCCAGCGTTAGTATTGAGTTCATTTGTTTATAATAGTATGTCATTACTCGTTATTGTTTGTCCAATAACTAGTAAGATAAAAGACTATCCATATGAGATAAAATTATCTGAGGGATTAGAGGTAAAAGGGGTTATCCTTGCTGATCAAATAAAAAATATGGATTGGAAAGTAAGGGGAGCATCATTTATTTGCAAAATCCCAGAAGAAATAATGGAGGAAGTTTTATCAAAGATTGAAAATATAATTTTCTGAAATAGAGATCTATCAAGGCAGACTTAAAAAGTCTGTCTTTTATTATGGAAGTTATTAACATGTTATCTACAGATTGTGGACAATTATTTGTCAGATATAGAAATTATAGCCAGAAAGTTACATAGTGACAGAGTTTGCTTAATAGAATAAACTTAGGACAAAGTTATAAAATTAGAAAGGAGTACAATGCTAATGGGTTTAGTTGAGGGTTTTTATGAAGACTTAAACGAACTCAGAGCACATGTCGAAGTATTGAAATCAGAATTATATTCACTGGAAGCGACTGGTATATCTGCGATGAACTTGGAAAAGGTTGGTACAAGTTATAATATATCTAAGCCAACTGAAATGGATGCCCTTAATCTAATCGGGAGAAGGAAAGAACTGGAAGAAAAAATAATTGTGATATATAAAAGATTGGAAATATTAGATAGTGCATTAAAAGCATTAACTCGTTTTGAATTTGAGATCATAAAAAGAAAAGTTATAGATGGAGAACCGTTTTATCGGATATGCGGTGACATGAAAATCAGTGAAAGGAATGCCAGAAGGACTAAGGCGCGGGCATTGGTCAAACTGGAAAGAACTATATATTATGGTAAAAGGATAATTTTTTAAGTTGTGGCAGAAAATTGGCAGAGTTTTGGCAGGGTTTTGTCCGTATACAATCTGTATGAACTATGCTATATTTAAGGTGTAATAGTTAGACAAGTATACAAAACGGCTTCTTTTGAGGTCGTTTTTGCTATTTTATGGGGGGTGGGTGCTATGCCTAAGAGGGTAGGCAGACCAACTAAAATAACGGCAGAAATACAAAACGAAATAGTTATGGCAATAAGAGGTGGTAATTACCTTGAGACGGCTGCATCTTATGTTGGATTGTCTCAATCCACTCTTAGGGACTGGATTAGAAGGGGGGCAAGGGAGCATGAGAGGCTTGAAAGAGATCAAGATGCAAGGCCCATAAAATCAGAAACACCATTTCTGGACTTTTCGGTGGCAGTAAGGAAAGCTCAAGCTGCATCCGAAGTTAGTGATGTTGCCATAATTGGAGCTGCAGCGCGGGCATCGTGGCAAGCTGCAGCATGGAGATTAGAAAGAAAATACCCCGATAGATGGGGAAGACGAGAAAGTCATGAAATAAGTGGGCCGGGTGGAGGGCCATTGCAAGTCGAAGAGATCCGAGAAAAGTTATTACAGAAATTAAATGTCCTGAATATAGGATCAGAGGATTAATTTTTTTGGGGGGAGTCGGGAACGTGAACCTTACTAAAATAAAAATCGATGATGTGAAATTGGCCAAATATAATCCAAGGAAAGATCTCAAGGCTGGCATGGAAGAATATGAAAAAATAAAAATGAGCATTGAAACATTCGGATATGTAGATCCGATTATAGCCAATATTCAAACTAAAAATATTGTGGGTGGACACCAGCGCTGGAAAGTCTTAAAGGATCTTGGTTATGCAGAGATTGACATAGTCTATGTTGACATTGATCTAAAAACAGAAAAATCCTTAAATGTGGCACTGAATAAAATATCTGGTGAATGGGATATGGTTAAATTAAAAGACTTGATGATTGAGTTTGATACTGCAGATATTTTTCATAGTGGCTTTACCGATTCTGAGATCGAGGACATTCTTAAGAGGTTTGAGATTCCAGAGTTCGAAGAAAGAGAAGAGCGTGAGAAAAAGAAAAATTTCATAACATGTCCTCATTGTGGCGAGGAGTTTGAGCCATCATGAAAATATTGTTGGTTGAAGGAAAGAGAAATAAAGTAATAGGACACCAGAAAAGATTCGCACCTTTAGGATTGCAAAAAATAGCTGCGCACCATCTCAGAAAAGGTGATGAAGTAGAATTTGTTACCGGGTACGAAAGACCGAAGATGCTGCACCCAGATCAAATTTATATTACCACTCTTTTTACTTACGAATACGATATGGCGCTTAAAACTATCCTACTTTATAAAAAACATTTTGGTGCTGATAAAATACGAGTGGGTGGGATATTTGCCACGCTACTTCCAGAACTTATTGAAAGTCAGACGGGGATCAAGCCACATATCGGGTTGCTGCATGAAGTTGAAAATGAGATCCCAAATTATAGTTTATTTGAAAACCGAGGATATAGATATCTAACTTTTACCTCTAGAGGGTGCATAAGGAAATGCAAATTTTGCATGGTAAGAAAGCATGAACCGGAATTTTTTGACAAGCCTAATTGGTGGCTAGGACTTCCAGCTAAAGCAGAAAAAATTTACTTCGGAGATAACAATTTTATTGCAAAAGACAAAGAGTTACTTATCAGGGATGCGGAGATCATTAGGGGATTGAATATCCCGGTTGATTTTAATCAAGCCTTAGATAGTCGGCTATTTAGCGAAGAAGTGACTAAGATTTTGAGCGGAATAAAGTTCGAGCCTTTGAGATTTTCCTATGATGGAGAACATGAAAAAGAACCGATCATCAACGCTATATCCAACGCCAAAAAATATAATCTAAGCAAAAATATTTGTGTGTTCGTCTTATATAATTTCATGGATACGCCGGAGGAAATTTATGATCGATTGGAAATACTCATGGAATTAAATGCGGCAGCTTTCCCAATGAAGTTTACACCGATTGATGATGTAAAAAAGAACCATATCGGAAAACACTGGACGGACAAAAAGCTTAAAAACTTCATGCTGATGTTACAGAGTCTAGGAAGTGGGCAGGGAGTTATGAGAATTGCCGCCAGCACGGATCGATTTAAAAGACATTTTGGTGAAAATCGTAATGAGTTTAAAAATTTACTTTTGATAGATAACATCAAAGAGTATATCGAGTCAGTGAGGAACTAGAAGGGGGGATTGATCAAAATTGAATCCAATGATTGAACACAATTATAAATACCATCCACCAAAGGCGGGACAACCGGAAAAGTATTTTGAAATTCGAGAAAAGGCTAAAGAACTTGCATATATGATCAATAGTTTATGTCCGAATAGTAGGGAAAAATCTTTGGCAAATACTAGATTGGAAGAAGTAGTGATGTGGGCCAATGCTTCTATAGCGAGGGGTTAAGAGGGGGGGGGAGATTAAGGATTAATAAGTGATTTTAGTTCATGAAGTTCTTTTCTTAGTAGTTTCATTTCTTTTCTATCGGTAATGTGATCACGGATATTTTGTTTTTGAGTACCATATATCAAGTTATCGGGATCATTATTTAGTTTATCTCCATCATGATGACGGATAACTAAACCATGTGCTACTGCTTTAGGGCCATATTTTTGTAATGCAATTAAACGATGTTCATACACATAATTTCTATGAACTTTTAGATATTTCTTCGCTAGTTCTCTTAGTTCATCAGATTCGATAATATCCAAATGGATTTCCCTGTAACCATTTGTAATGTGAATCCCTTTTGTTGGTTTTGGTTTTATTGCTCTCCTTTTTGAACAAGACATACATTTTGTATTCAAATCATCTCTTATTGTTCTAACATTTTTCCATCGTTCCTTATTGCAATACGGACAATAAGATAATATACAATGTAATCTATTTTTACCTTTTTCATACTCGTAAATTCCTTGTCTATAATAATCAACTTTTATTTCTTGATAGTCATCAAATTCTCCTATAAAGCAATATCTTGTCCTTGGAATGTATCTATGTTTAGAGCAGTACGTTTTACGTTGCTTATCAGATGCGAAAAGAGATTTGGAAACATAACGTCCATAACTACAATAAGGGCAGATTGCCCAAAGATGATTCTTTTTTGTGAGTGAAAAATCAAAAAGTTGTTCGTTTTGCATCTTGAAGATAATATTCATATTGAATTCTTCAACGATATAATGCTCTGTATTTTTTTTGTAATTCATTTAAAATCAAACCTTTCCACAGAATACTTAATTATACCATACGCATGGTTAAAGTTTTAGTGGAAATAAAAAGGAGTTATTGAATTGGAGTTTTTCGATAAAACTATTTTAATAACAGGCGGTACAGGAACTTTCGGGCAAAAATATGCAGAATGGTTATTAAAGCATGAAAAAATAAAACGAATCATAATTTTTTCGAGAGATGAATTAAAACAACATGAAATGAGGCAGAAATTAGAAGATGAAAGAATTAGGTATTTTATAGGTGATGTAAGAGATCTAAATCGTCTTGAAAGAGCATTTAATGAGGTTGATATTGTAATTCATGGTGCAGCATTAAAGCAAGTACCATCTTGTGAATATAATCCGTGGGAAGCAGTACAAACCAATGTATTTGGTACGCAAAATGTAATCGAAGCATCCATTAATAAAAATGTTAGTAAGTGTATTTTATTGAGTACAGACAAAAGTGTAATGGCAAGTAACACATATGGCAAAACAAAAGCGTTAGCAGAATCGCTTATAGTAAATGGAAATGCCTATGCGAGTGGGACAAAGACAAAATTTAGTTGTGTTCGCTATGGTAATGTAATTGGATCAAGAGGAAGTATAGTCCCACTCATGATAAGTCAGCGCGATAGTAATCAACAGATTACAATCACAGATGTTCGTATGACAAGATTCTGGCTACAACCTGAACAGGCTTGCACAATAGTTTCGGAAGCGATTAAGGCGATGCATGGTGGAGAGATATTTATCCCTAAGATTCCGAGCGTTAGAATTCTTGATTTAAAAAGAGCTATAGCACCAAAGTCGAATAATAAATTTATCGGCATTCGAGAAGGGGAAAAATTGCATGAGGCCCTTATTAGTGAGCAAGAAGCCCCAATGACGATTGATGCTGGTAAATTTTTTGTTATAGAAAGTCCCCAAAATTGGTTTCAAAGAGGCAGGATCGAGGGGGAACCGTTCAAAAAAGCAAGATATGTAAGTGATGAGAATGAGGATTTCTTGAGTATCGAAGAGATTGCAAAAGGTATTTCGTAAGCCATTACCATAGAGATTAAAAACATTCGTGATGAGCGAACCATATATCTAGATTAAAAACATAGCGATTGAGTGAGCCAGTGGAAAGGGATAGTAACATAACACCTGAGCGAACCAAGGTGCGTGAGAGTGCCAAACAAGTCGAGTGAACCAATGCAGTTGATCTTTTCAGATTGGAAGAGTGATCCGAAATAAGAGAAAGTAACAAGTGAGATGAGTGAGCAATTGTATAGAGGTTTACCCAACATAGATGAGCGATCCAGAATTTGAGAGTGAATCATATCAACTGAGAGAGTCATAATGTGTGATGATAGCAAAGAAAACGAGCGAATCAATCCCCAAGAGATGACCGGATGCTTGGAGTGAGCCACAAGGGAGGAGAGTTCCAGTCCTTGCGAGTGAACCAATTGTCATGAGTGTACCCAAATAACGCGAGTGAACCAAATTATCCGAAGAAAAACAAATTCTATGAGTGAGCCATAATTATATGATTAAACATAATATTTGAGCGATCAGTTATTAAATCTGACCAGAAAGAGGGAAGATAATCTTTGAGATTAGGAACGTTCGATATTTCGAGGACAGATATTTTAGAATCGCCGGAATTAGTAATGGCAATCACTGGGAGAATGTTGATATATAGGGCTGAAATGATGTTTCATAGGGACTCGGTAGAATATATAGCTGTATCGGATCTATTCGATGAGGTAGAACAAGGGGAATGTCCTCCTGAATATTTCATTATTGTTGAGAAGACAGAGGATGAAACATATGTTGTTTCGGCTTGTAAGAAAAAAGGGATAACATTTTCATAGGAATATGTGTTATGAAATGGCATTCACTACGTGAGTGCTTTAATTATTTTGTGGGGGAAAAAAGTATGGATCAAATTCTGATTGATGAAGAATTTAAAAATCTATGCCCAACACTCTCGACAGAAGAGAAAAGACAACTTGAGGAAAACTTGATAGCCGAAGGTTGCCGGGATGCCTTGGTTATCTGGAAAGAAGAAAATATTTTAATCGATGGTCATAACAGGCATCGGATATGCGCCAAGAATGAAATCCCATTTAAGACTACGGACTTAAGCTTTAAAACACGGCAAGAAGTAAAAAGTTGGATTATAGCAAATCAATTAGGCCGGAGGAATCTTACACCTGATAAATTCACATATATGCTTGGGGAATTATATCTGGCAAGGAAAGAACCGGATGGATTCAAAGGTAATCAGTATACTCAAAGTGGTTCCCGACAAAATGACGGATACCAAACTGCCCAACAAATTGCAGATGAATATAAAGTTAGTGGTAGGACAGTCGAGCGAGCAGCAGAATACGCCAAAGCCGTTGACAAAATAGCCAAGAATATAGGCGAGGAAGCTAAGGATAAAATCCTTAATGGAGATATCCAAGCAACTAGAGCTGAAATAATAGAAATTGCAGGAAAGGGAAGCCCGGAAAAACAAGCAAAAATTCTAGATGATCTAGAAAAAGCAGAAGGAAAGACATCTAGGGTGCATATGAAATCAATGGAATTGATTGAGGAAGATAAGGACAGACCCCATATATCATATAATTCTGGGGAAAATGAATGGTATACACCGGAAGAATATATAATTGCAGCTAAATTAGTCATGGGGTGGATAGATCTAGATCCTGCAAGTAGCCAACAAGCAAACATTATTGTTGGTGCAAACAAAATATTTACTGTTGATGATGATGGGCTAAACCAGAATTGGTCGGGAAAAGTATGGTTAAATCCACCATATGAAGGTAGATTAATTTCACTCTTTTGTGATAAATTGATCTGCCATTTTAGTTTATCGGAAGTTACGGAAGCATTGATTTTGGTTAATAATGCAACTGAAACCGAATGGTTTTATAAATTAATAATGACATCAAGTGCGGTAATATTCCCTAAGAGAAGAGTTAGATTTTATGCACCAGATGGAAGATTGGCTGCACCATTACAGGGACAATCAGTTATATATATGGGTTGTAATCCTGATTTATTTTTGAAACACTTTAAGCCCTTTGGATGGGGAAGTAAATTATGACGTTTGATGAAAAGCTTAAAGTTGGAAAAGTGGGAGAAAGTATTATAGCCAATTATTTTAAAAATAAGGGGTTTATTATTTTACCTATTTATGAACTTGAAATTAAATCTGGAAAAGGTCCTCAGATATTTACATCTGAGAAACAATTAATTGCACCAGATATGTTCATTCTTAAAGATAACAAATGTTTCTGGATTGAAGCGAAACATAAAAATGCTTTTACATGGCATAGGTTAACTAATCGTTGGGTTACTGGTATAGATATGAGACATTATCAAGATTATTGTGAGGTTGATAATCTTACCCAATATCCAGTTTGGTTAATGTTTTTACATAAAGGAGGAAAAGCAAAGGATTCACCAGATAATTCACCGTCTGGATTATTTGGGAACACATTATCATATTTGCAAAAACATGAAAATCATAGAAGTGATAAATGGGGTAGACAAGGAATGGTGTATTGGTCTATTGGAGATTTGAAAAAAATATGCCCATATGAGGGAGATGAGGAACATTGATTCCCTATGCTAAACACCATCTTGAAGAAGAGGACATCGAAGAAGTTATCCGAGTGCTAAGAGGTAAATCGATAACCCAAGGCGAGATCATTGAAGCATTCGAAGATGAATTTAAAAGATCGGTAGGATCTAAATATGCTGTAGCAGTTTCAAGTGGAACGGCAGCGCTTCATATGGCACTCATGGCAGCAGGGATCGGGCCGGGGGATGAAGTTATCGTGCCGTCCATGACGTTTGTGGCGACTGCTAATGCCGTTAGGTATATGAATGCAAGTCCCATATTCGCAGATGTATCCGAAAAGACGCTCTTAATTGATCCAGAGGATGTTGAAAGGAAGATAACCGAGAGGACAAAGGCAATCATTCCTGTTGATTTCGCGGGTCAACCAGCAGATTATAGTGAACTTAAGGAAATAGCGAAAATGCATGGACTTAAAATCATAGCAGATGCATGTCATTCGTTGGGTGCAACGTATAAAGATCAGAAGGTCGGGACTCTTGCGGATCTAAATTGTTTCAGTTTGCATGCTTCGAAACTGATAACGAGTGGAGAAGGTGGAGTTATAACGACCGATAATTTACATTCCCATGCCCGAATGAAAGCATTTAGAAATCATGGTCGAGTATTTGGGGATATGGTTTTCCTTGGTTATAACTATCGTATGTCGGATATCCACGCGGGGTTATGCCTCAATCAGATAAAGAGAATCCCTGAATTGGTATGGGAAAGACAAAAATTGGCGGAAGTTTATGACGAAGCGATCGACGATATGAATCTCGGTAGGATTATCCAGAAAAGGGATAGGACGAACGCGAGACATATTTATATTATTGCAACGAAATATCGAGATAAATATATCGATAAATTATTAGAGTATCGGGTAAAGACTCAGATCCATTATAAGCCAGTTACCCTTCAAAGTTTCTATAACCTACCGGGCCAAACACCAGTAGCAGAAAGAATGTGGCAGTACTTATTGACTATTCCGTTATTCCCGGGCCTTACAGATGCCGAGCAAAAGGTGGTTATTGCAGCATTGAGGGAAGTTGGGGAGGAGGTAAAAAATGGATAGATGGGATCGAAAAACCGGATTTTCCTGTTCGACGTGTGCGTTTTATGCACCTAAAACAATCGAGATCGGGAGATGCCGGAGAAAAGCGCCGACGATGAATGGATATCCGGCAGTTTATCCAGAACATGATTGGTGTGGGGATCACAAGGTAGATACGAATCCAAGTAAAGAAAGATTCAAAGAGCAGAATAAAGTTTGAGAGAAATGAAAACAAAATCATTTCCTTTTTTATTTTGGGGGGAAATGGCTATGTTAACGATGCAAAGGAAGATGACAGAGGAACAACAAAAAATGGTAGAAGATAATATAAATCTGGCTAGATATATGACTAATAAATGGCTCAAGGGTGGGGTCAGGAATTTTGATTATGATGAAATATTTTCCATGTTTTCCTTTGCACTTTGTAAAGCAGCGCGGACGTTCGATCCGAACAAAGGGGCAAAGTTTGCGACATATGCTGGGCGATGTATGGAAAATGAAATTAAGATGGCATTTAGAAAAATGGGCAGAATTGGTAGAGAAAATTCACGAATGAATTTTGAAGATCCGATTCATATTGATACTGAGGGAAATCCTTTGACATTGATGGATATTTACTCCAATGATGATCATCTAAAATATAATGAGATATTAGACATTATGTGTGCGAAAGACGCTTTAGGGATGTTGAAGGATCGGGAGATACAGATAATTATTTCGAGGTATTTCCATATGAAATCCCAAAAGATAATTGCAGATGAGTTGAAAATATCTCAATCATATATAAGTAGATTGGAAAAAAAGATAATTAAAAAATTAAAAGATTTTAGTGAAAAGCCTGACAGACAAGAGGTATCATAATTTTATCTCTTGACTTTATTTTGTCGGGAGGTAAAGCGATGAAAAAGATGACGGAGGAGCAGAGGAAACTTGTTGAAGATAATATTTGCCTTGCCGGATATATAGCTAAAAGATATGCAGCTAAAAACATAGAGTATTCATATGATGAGGTTTTTTGTAATGCAGCATATGGATTATGTAAAGCGGGGTTGACTTTTAATCCTGACAAGGGAGCAAAGTTCACTACGTATGCAGGACGATGTATCGAAAATGAAATAAAAATGTTAATGCGGAAAAGACCAGTATCGTATGAAACACTTGAAATTATGGATAACAGAATACCAGATGAATCCTGTCCAGTAGAATATGGAAGAATTTTAGATCTGATAGTCCTTAAGGAAATATTTGCGACGCTTGAGGATTATGAAAAAACAATTTTTGAGATGCTATTCTATTATGATCTACCACAAAAAGATGTGGCGGATGTTTTAAAGATATCCCGTGCATATGTGAGTAGGTTGGCTAAGAAAACTAGGGAAAAAATTGCGAAACTCAAATTGGGGGAAATTTGAAGATGCAAATTAGAAGTGATCTTAAATCTTGTATCGAGATAGATAAAAATAAAATTGGCGATGGAAAGCCAGTTTTTATTGTCGTTGAAACTGGTGTTACTGCTTGCGGTTCGTTAGAGGTGGCTAAGGAACTTATCTATGAAGCGAAGGAAGCGGGAGCGGATGCAGTAAAGTTTCAAACTATTGATTGTGAAGAGTTTATGTCAGACAGGACAGTTAATTATAGATATAAAACTAGTGAAGGTGCTAAAGAAGAAAATATGTTCGAGATGCTTAAAAAGCATCAATTTCAACCATTTGAACTTATTGAATTATCAAAGTATGCAAAGAAAATAGGGATCACTTTTTATTTATCTGTCGATTCTATTCGAAGTGTAGAGTGGGCAGAAGATGCAAACGTTTCTGCTTATAAAATAGGATCGTGGGATTTGAGGAATTATCCCCTTCTTGAGGCAGTTGCGAGGACAGGAAAACCAATTCAGATAGATCTAGGCCCGGCAATCATGGGTGAGGTTGTCCAGATCATTGAGTTCCTAGAGAAGCATGGGGCTAGAGAGGTCATGCTCGTTTATTGTAGTCATGCAAGTTCGATCGAGAAAATAAATTTAAACGGCATCCCTTATCTCAAAGAGATGTTAAATATCCCGATTGGCTATGCTGCAGATACTAGGGATATTATTGCAGATTCAATGGCGATCGCTTTAGGTGCTAATCTGATTGAAAAAAGATTGACGCTGGATAGAAATACTATTGGACATCATCATATAAAATCACTTGATCCGGTAGAGTTTAGGCAATGGATTTTATTGATTAGACAAGCAGAAAAGGCGTTAGGGGGAAAGAATCTAAAACCGTCAATCGAAGATTTATCAATGAAAAGTTTATATTTCACTAGTATAGTTGCTAATCGTGACATAGTCGAAGGTGAAGTTATAGTTAAAAATATGTTAGGTGCGAAGAGGCCGGGGACTGGTGTTTCACCTTTATATGCAGATCAGATGATTGGAAAAAGAGTGAGTAGGGATATCAAGAAAGACGAAGTACTTACTTGGTCAGATTGGTGTAGTTTTATATGAGAGAGATACAAATTAGAGGAAGAACAATAAGTAGGTATCATAGACCATACACGATTGCAGAGGCGGGAATTAATCATAATGGCAGCTTGAAAATGGCGCTGGAAATGGTGGGAACTGCTAAGAGATCGGGAGCGGATGCAATAAAATTCCAGACGTTTAAGGCAGATGAATTTTGTAACCCAAAAGCAGAATTGTATCAGACATTTAAACAGTGTGAACTTAAAATTGAAGATTGGAAAACAATCAAGAGGGTATGCGATCAGTTAAATCTTACATTTCTTTCGACACCGCAGAATTATAGTGACCTAGAAATACTCTTAAAATTAGGAGTAAAAGCGATTAAGGTTGGTTCGGATGATCTTACCAATCTCCCTCTTTTGAAAAGATATGCGGAAACAAGATTACCGATCATAGTCGGTTGCGGAATGTCTTATCAAGATGAAATCGATAAAGCGGTATTGACTATAAGGGGAGATGAGACGGACTATCCAATTATATTATTACATTGTACGTCTCTGTATCCGACGATGCCTGACGAAGTAAATATGAAAAAAATGGATAAGATAAGGAAAGCTTATCCGAATATTATTTTGGGATATTCAGATCATACGATTGGAAATGTTGCTGCAGTTTTAGGTGTGGGATTTGGGGGAAGGGTATTCGAAACCCATTTTACTATGTCGAATACCATACCGGGGCCGGATCAGAAATTCAGTAAGAATCCTACTGCTTTAAAAAGTTGGATTGATGCGATCCAGAGGGCAGATAAAATGATGGGGCATGCTGGATTAAAGCCAACTAAGAACGAAGAAAATATGAGGAAAATTGCAAGGCGAAGTGTGACTGCAGTATCAGATATAAAGAAGGGTGATAAATTCACGAATGAGAATACAGGGATGATGAGGCCGGGGGATGGGTTACAACCTGAGAAAATAGTTTTATTCTTGGGTCAAGAAGCTATAAGGGATATTTTGAGAGGTGAGAAACTTCAAAATGAAGATATCGATTATGGCAAAGGCGAAAAGAATATTACTTGATGTTCTCGGACTAGAGGTAAATGATTACCATCCATTTGTTATGATTACTGGTAGACCGATAATTGGTAAAAATGTTTATATTGGTGCATTTTCGGAAGTTAATGCTAAGAATACTAATGTGATTATCCAAAATGATTGTGATATTGCTTCGTTCGTTGCGATAAATGCTGCGGACTCTCATAAGTTATGCCTCGGATTGGTTGGAAAGGTTGAAAGAAAAGGAATTTGGATCGGTAATAATGTCTTCATTGGATCACATTCAGTAATAAAAGGTGGCACTACTATAGGGCATCATTCGGTAATTGCTGCGGGTTCGATGGTCGGGCCGGGGAAAATCCCGCCTTATTCTTTGGTTTGGGGGAATCCTATGAATATTAGAGCAGGATATTATGATAAGTCATAATTGTCCAACATTAGGATCTGATGAACAAAGAGCAGCGAACCGAATCATTGGATCTGGATGGATTGGGATGGGAAGGGAAGTCGAAAGATTCGAGAATGAATTATGTAATTATCTAGGACTTCCAGAAGGTCATGCGGTAGCAGTGAGCAGTGGAACGGCAGCTCTATTTATGGCGATTAAATATTCTCGTAAATTAAATATTTCATATCCGATATATACGTGTTCGGCAGTTAGAAATGCTGTAATAGCAGCAGGGTCTATGCCGGAAGCGATGGATGTTGGAATAGATTCAGATATCGTTGTTCATATGTTTGGAATACCGGAAAGGATAAACCATAGACCTATTATTGAGGATGCGGCCCAAGCATTAGGGGCAAAAGTAAATAATCAATGTGTTGGTACATTTTGTGATTATGGGGTTTTCTCGTTCTCTGCTACGAAGATTATAACAAGTGGTGGGCAAGGTGGGGCAATAGTTTCTAGGGATAAGGCGAGGATTGATGAAGTTCGAGATTATAGGGAATTTGATATGCGAAACGATCTGTTACCAAGGTTTAATTTTCAAATGTCAGATTTACAGGCAGCGATTGGGAGAGTTCAACTATCTAAAATAAATAAGTTCATTCAGCGCCGGGAAGAGATATTCAATGAATATGTTCTTGCTGGTTTTCCAATGGTCAAGAGCACAGATAAATCTATAATAGATGTTCGGTATCGGGCGATCATGAAAATTGATAGAGCGAAAAAAATAATTGATACCTTGTACAATTATGGGATCAAGGCAATTGTACCGATCGAGGAGTTCGAGTTAATAGGCGATAGGGATCTTTATCCGAATGCCTTAGAGATGACTAGGACAACAGTATCGTTACCAATTTATCCAAGTATGACTGATAAAGAAGTCGATTTAATTATTTTGGTGGTGAAAAAATGCCTGTATTAAGCCCGAGTAAAAAGATGATTCTTACAGCACACCAGAGCAGTTTCCTACCTTGGTTGGGCCTGTTTCATAAAATAGCGATCGCAGATAAATTCGTGCATTTTGATCAAGTGCAGTATTGCAGTAAGGATTGGATGAATCGAAATAAGATCAAGACTGACCGAGGATATATATGGTTGAGTGTTCCGGTGTTGAATAAAGATCATCGAAGTAAAAAAATATCTGATATTGAAATCAATAACCAAACTAGATGGAAAGAAAAACATTGGAAGTCAATTTATCTGGCATATAAAAAGGCCAGATATTTTAATGATTATACAGCATTCTTTGAAGATGTTTATAAAAGAGATTGGAAATATCTCATTGAACTAAATAATTTTATGTTTGATTGGTATTTAAAAACATTGGGAATAAAGACAGAAATTGATTATGCAGCCAACTATAAATTTGAAGGATCGAAGAATGATCTTGTCTTAGACATGTGTAAAAAGTTGGAAGCTGACATTTATATATTTGGTGGACAGGGTCAAAATTATGCTAACAGATCGGCATTTAGGGAGTGTAATATAGTTCCTTATTTCCAAGAATATATTCACCCAAAGTATACCCAACTTCATGGTGAGTTTATCCCTTATATGGGAATCATCGATTTATTATTCAATGAAGGGCCGAGATCGTTAGACATAATCATGAGCAGTAATGTCAAGAAAATAACTTTGGATGGAAGTGTAAGATGATAAATTTATTTAAGGAATGCCCGATACCGGAGAAGGAGTTATTATCGAATCTAAATTTATTTATCAGAAGACAACCCTTGACGAGAGTTATTTTCCTTTATGAGTTATATAAAAAAATACTTGGAATTCATGGAAATATTTTAGAGTTTGGGGTTAGATGGGGTCAAGATATGGCAATCTTCGAATGCTTTAGGGGAATGCTAGAACCATTTAACTACACTAGGAAAATTATTGGATTTGATACGTTCAAGGGATTTCCGAATGTGTCGGATCACGATCAAGATGCTAAAGTCGGAGATATGGGAGTCACAGAAGGGTATCGTTATTATTTGGGGAAAGTATTGGCGGAACAAGAGAAAGAGAGTCCGATAACACAGATAACAAAGCATGAGTTAGTAAAAGGTGATGTTGTTGAGACTATGCCGGAATATCTTTTTAGACATCCAGAAACGATAATTTCCTTGGCGTATTTTGATTTTGATATATATGAACCGACGAAAGTTTGCTTAGATTTATGCAAGGATCGATTTAGTAAAGGCTCGATAATCGCATTTGATGAAGCGAACAATATGAACTGGCCGGGCGAGACGATCGCAATTCAGGAGATACTTGGAATTAGAAATATAAAACTAGAGAGATTTCCATGGTGTCCGACAATGAGTTATATGGTGGTGGAGTAATGTTCTCTAAAGAATGGGAAGAAAGGTATAGTCAGGGTATGAGTCATTCACTTTGGCCTTGGACGGATCTAATTAAATATGTAAATAGATATGGTAATTTAGTAGCTGGTGATAAGGTCTTAGAATTAGGGCCGGGTATTGGTGCGAATATCCCGTATTTCCTATCTATTGGTGTGGATTATTATGCTATCGAGGGAAGTCCTACGGCAGTAAAAATGATCAGAGATAAATATCCAGAATTAGCGGGTAAGATTATCAATGGAGATTTTACAAAAAATATACCCTTTGATATAAAATTTAATCTAGTTATCGATAGAAGTTCATTGACACATAATGACACTGCGAGCATCATGGATTCGCTCACATTTATTTCTGATAAATTAATGCCGGAAGGGAAATTCATTGGAATTGATTGGTTTTCTTGGGAACATGGACAAAGAAGATTGGGAAGTCAAGGTCGAGATCCTTATACATTTACATTTGAACAAGGTAAATTTATCAAATGTGGAAAGGTTCATTTTAGTACGGAGGCACATATATCTACAGTTTTCGGGGAGTCGGGATTTGAGATAGAAGTACTCGAACATAAAATAAATCAAAATATAAAACCAAATGTGGGAAATACAGAGGCAGTATGGAATTTAGTGGCAATGTTAATATGAGTGATGGGAGAGAAACTTATGGGAGCGTTGGCAATTATTCCAGCAAGGGGTGGATCGAAACGTCTGATAAATAAAAATATCCAGACTATTAATGGAAAAACATTACTAGAGTATGCGATCCAGACATCGATTGATAGTGGGGTCTTCTCGGAGATTGTGGTCACTAGTGATGATCGAAGTTATCTGGAAATTGCTTCAAAATATAAAGTAGTTTTACATTTAAGACCACCTAGTTTAAGTGGTGATTTCTGTAAATTGAGGACATTGGTGAGATATCTACTAGAAATATATTATGCAGAAGGAAATGCATTCGAAAATATGGCGCTTGTTATTCCGACTTCACCATTAAGAAATGCTAATGATTTAAGGACGGCATCAGCATTGTTGGATAAGCACCAAGACATAAATGGTGTAATGAGTGTGAGTAATTTGAGATATCCGCCAAGGCATTCACTTCGAATAAATAAAACAACGGGGTTAGTTGAACCTATGTTCCCAGAGGATATTGATACCCAGCATATGGAATTAGAGCAGGGATATATCCATGATGGGTCTGTTATATTTGTGAGAACTAAAAAGTTCATGCAATATGAAGATTTTTATATGCCGAGTATGATGCCATATTATGTGAGTGAAGAAAGAGCGATGGATATTAATACTCAGAATGATCTAAGGATAGCAAGATTTCTGATGGGAGAGTATGGGAGGAAATAGCATGGCGGATATTCTTATAATTTCAGCTCATCCGGACGATGAAGTGCTAGGTTGTGGCGGAGTAATAGCGAGATCGGTAAGAGTTGATAATCAAGATGTATACATCGCATATTTGAGTTATGGAGCAATGGCAAGAAGACCGGGCGAAGATATGGATGATCTTGAAAAAGAAAAGATCAAAGATAGATCTAGGGCTGCGATATCGGTGTTAATGGGTGTATCGAAATCAGATATTAAAAAACATTTAAGGTTTGTAGATTTTCCAGACAATCAATTTGATACAGTACCATTCATAAATATTGTTCGTTTGATAGAAGAACTTATCGATGAGTTACAACCGGATTGCATATTCACGCATTCCCAGAAAGATTTGAATATTGATCATGTTATAACACACAGGGCAGTATTGACGGCGACAAGACCGATGAAGGATAAGCATAGAGTATCAGCTATATATACATTTCCTATTCCGTCCAGTACGGAATGGGCATTTTCATCTTTTGGAAGTTTCTCGCCGAATGTATTCTTTGATATTGCGACATTTACTGAACTGAAAATTAGAGCATTAAAATGTTATGATACAGAGGTGAGAGCATTTCCTCATCCGAGATCGGTTGAACTTATTCAAGTGATGGCATGTTTTATGGGATCTAGTGTGGGAATGGGGTCGGCAGAGGGGTTTGAAGTTGTTAGGTGTTTGATATGATTTAGGTGTATTAATGGGGGCGGTTCTAAAGGAATCCCGATGCTGTTCCGCACGGATTTCTTGAGCGATGCTAGGGGGACTGCAGCGTGATAAGTTGGGCAAAGGTGCGCACACTATATGTAGGTGGTAAATGAATGTTAAGAGCTAAATTATCAAAAAAAAATCTTCTTGGATTGGGTAAAGAAGGATTATGCAAATTCATAAATGAGCTTGAGGTAGATGAAATAAATTATTTAATTTATAGTTGGGAGGTGTGGGGAAGAAAAAATCAGCTCGAACCGTTGGGAAATTGGTTTTATTGGTTAATCCTTGCGGGTCGTGGCTGGGGTTAGGTAAGACTAGGACAGGTAGCGAATGGATAAGGAAAAGAGTAGATAATGGTGAGGCGAGGCAGATTGCTTTGGTTGCACCAAGAGCAGCAGATGTAAGGGATATAATGGTCGAAGGTACAAGTGGGATATTAAACGTGTTTCCTCCCCATCAAAGACCTTTATATGAGCCATCGAAAAGAAGGATTACTTTTCATACCGGAGCGATGGCGATAACGTATTCGGGAGATGAACCGGATCAATTACGTGGCCCTAACATAGATACGGCGTGGGTTGACGAATTAGCGAGTGCTAGGAAACAAAAGGAAATTATGGATATGGTTTCCTTTTGTTTGAGAGTAGGGAAAAATCCACGGTGTATGATAACGACAACGCCAAGACCGACAAAGACTATTAAGGAATTGGTGATAGCAAATAATGTTCATATAACAAGAGGATCTACTTTTGAAAACAGGGAGAATTTATCCCCTGTTTTTTTTGATGCCATAATCGATAGGCTAGAAAATACCAGATTGGGAAGACAGGAAATTTATGCGGAAGTACTTGATGATAACCCGAAAGCATTATGGAAAAGCAAAAATATCGAAGAGACTCGGGTGAATAAACATCCGACTTTGGTTAGGGTTGTGGTCGGGGTTGACCCGGCGATCACGGCTAATAAGAATTCGGATGAGACTGGGATTATTGCGGTCGGTAAGGGAAATGATGGTCACTTTTATATTCTTGATGATAAGTCATGTATTGAGAGTCCGAATGGATGGGGCAATGCGGTAGTATCACTTTACAATAAATTAAAGGCAGATAGGATCGTCGCAGAAGTTAACCAAGGTGGGGACATGGTTCAGCACGTTATAAAGACGATTGATCCAAATGTGAGCTTCAAGGGAATTCATGCAAGTAGGGGAAAGAAGATAAGGGCAGAGCCTATTGCAGCCTTATATGAGCAAAATCGTGTCCATCATCTTGGCACTTACCCAGATTTGGAAACTCAAATGATTGAATGGGATGCAGAAAATGATCCTGATTCACCGGATCGGATCGATGCCCTTGTCATTTGCATAACCGAACTTATGGGTGGACTTAAAAAGATTGCGAGTTATAATCCTGCGGGGATCGAAGATTTTACCCGCGAAAGTCCTCATAAATTTTAAAAAAAGGCTAATGAAGTTATTTTATTTTATTGGAGAGGGGTGATAGTAAATGGGTAGGCTTGCAGAACACTATAAAGCAATGGCATTAATAGTATGGGAAGAACAAAATATAGAGTTAGAGTGTCGGCAAAACGATCTAAAATTTTGGGTCGTTAAGCGAATAGCTGAATCTACACCTTGGACTCTAAGAGAATCATTTAATTTCTGCCTTCGGAAGAAGGAGGCGAATAGTGGATGGCAGGAATGTCCGAAGATCCAAATGAAGTAAATCAGAAAAAAATAATTACTCCTCAAATTGCGACAAGAGAACTTGGAAGAACGGGATTGATCGAATATTCGGGGTATGTTTATGAGGAACAATTAAAACAACTTTCTAGTTTCGATACGAGAGTAAGAGTTTATAAAGAGATGTCCGAAAATGATAGCGTTATTGGCGCTATTTTGTTCGTTATCGACATGCTTATCAGACAAGTATCGTGGAGAGTTCAGGCCGGAGGTTCGGATCTAAAAGATGAAGAAGCAAAGGTTTTCCTTGAATCTTGTTTACTTGATATGTCGAGCACTTGGGAGGATACAATTTCGGAGATTATGTCTTTTTTAATTTATGGATTTTCTTATCATGAGATTGTATATAAAAGGAGATTTGGAGATAACAGAGATCCGACTAAGAAAAGTAGATTCACGGACGGGCGAATTGGTTGGAGAAAGATGCCGATCAGAGCACAAGAAACTTTGTGGCGTTGGTTATTTGATGAAGGTGGAGGAATTCAAGGGATGATTCAACTTCCCCCGCCCGATTATCAGTACCGAACGATACCGATCGAAAAGGCATTATTATTCAGAACTGGCATTCATAAGAATAACCCAGAAGGAAGATCCATTCTAAGGGTTGCATACAGAACGTGGTATATCAAGAAACGTATCGAAACCTATGAGGCTATCGGAGTAGAAAGGGAGTTGGCGGGTTATCCGGTGGTTTATGTTCCGGTGGAGTGGACAGATGTAAATGCTACAGCAGGGGAGAAAGATGCATATGTAGCTATGAAAAAACTCGTCACGAATATTCGGCGAGATGAACAAGAAGGTGCTGTGCTCCCTGCAATTTATGATGAGCAAAATAACCAGTTAGTGAGACTCGAATTATTAACGAGTGGCGGACGGAGAAATTTTGATACTAATCAGATTATCACTCGTCTTGATCAGAGACTTGCTATGACGGTTATGGCAGACTTCATATTATTGGGTACAGCAACGCCTAATGGATCTTATGCACTCAGTTCTGATAAAACAAAATTATTTAGTACGGCTTTAGGTACATGGTTAGATTCTATTGCTGCAACATTTAATCGATATGCGATTCCGAGGTTGTTTGCATTGAATAATTTCGGTGTGGAAAAATTACCCACTTTAGAGCATGGTGACGTGGAATCGCAAGATTTGAAGGAGTTAGGGGAATATATTTCGAAATTGGCAGGAGCAGGAGCGCCGTTATTTCCAAATGATGAACTTGAAGATTTCTTGAAAAAGACAGCAGGATTACCAGTATCGGCTAAGGACTGATTGCGATGTTTAGAGTCAGAGAACCAAGAATCATTGATCTTTACAAAGAGAAGTTACCTCATGAACTTGAATGGAGATCACTTCATGGTATAGCGGATCAAGCAAAGCCCGAAATGGTGGATGCATTTTTGAAAGCTGTAGCAAGAACGCAGGGGGATATAGTTCTAAAGAATGTGGAAAAAGCCATAGCTATGGGAAATATCAACGCAGCAGTCGAATTGATACCGTGGGATAATTTTTCGGTTGAACTCAATCAATTAGCAGTTGTATTTAAACAGATTTTTGACAGAGCTGGTAAGAAGTCGATTGAATTTCTCCCGAAAAAAATAGAACATCAAGCAAGTTTTAATACTTTGAATCCTAAATCATTAGATTATATCAAAGATCATACAGGTAAATTGATCGTGGAGATCACGGAGGAGTCAAGGAAAGCAGTTAGAGCGGTTATTAACCGGGCATTCGTTGAAGGTATGCACCCATATGAATCAGCAAAATATATTAGACAGATAGTTGGGTTGACTGAACGCCAAGGTCTTGCGGTTGATAATTTAAGGAAGTTGCTTATTAAGCAAGGGGCATCAGCGAACGTAATTGAAAAGCAGTTAAAATTATATACCAAACGTTTATTGGTTTATCGGTCGAAGAATATATCTCGTACTGAGACGATAACTGCAGCTAATCAAGGGCAACAAAGTCTATGGATTCAATCGGCAGATAAGGGTTTGATTAGTAGGGTGACTGCTAAGAGAAGATGGATCACAACCCGTGATGATCGTCTCTGTCAATGGTGTAAAAGTCTTAATGGAAAGTTAGTTGGGTTAGAGGAAGAGTTTGGGACGGCATTAATAGCGGGTAGGAGTTATACGTCATTAACCCCAACTTTACATCCCATGTGTAGGTGTAGCGTGGGTCTAGTTTTCGATTAAAAATATTTAGAAATTAGGGGGGGAGCCAATTTCTAATGAGTACGATATTACATGATTTAATCCAGAGTAGGGCTGTGAACGAAGCGCGGTATATTATTGAAAATGCAGCAACGCTTAGGAAAGCAGCAGAGGAATTTGGTGTAAGTAAAAGTACGGTGCATCGTGATATCCATAAATATTTAAAGGATATCGATATGGAACTCTATGAGGAAGTTTATAAAGTAATTGATTTGAATCGTAATGAAAGACATATGCGTGGAGGAGAGGCAAATAGATTAAGGGCCAATGAGAGAAGGATAATGGAAGAGATAAAAATGCATGAGTGACATGACAGAAAGCATAATATACAATTCGTCGTTTGAATTGTTAAGGAAACCAATACTTCATCCTAGTACCATTAATTTAGTGCCAGTTAGATGTCCGTTATGTAACCATCTTTTAGGGTTCATTGAGGGTAAGGCTCAGATAAAATGTAATAAGTGCAAGTATATCCATCTTGCGGAATTGAGAGTCGCGCCGACGACCAGTGCATTAATTTAAAAAAATGTATTGGTCGTCGGCGCTTTTTTATTGTTTTTGAGAGGAAGGAGAGATTTATGAAATGCAAGTTCAGGAGTATTTGGATGTAGTTTTGGATACTCTCAAAAAATTCATACCAAAAGAAACGTTTGATAAGATTCACGAAATAGCAGTTCCAGAAGAAATAATTAAGGGTGTAACACCGTTCAAGGATTTACCTCTTGCAGATAGGGAAATGGAATGGGATGGATCGGAAGCTGAAAAAAATATTAGAGTGTGGGCAGGGGGAAGCGACAAGGAAGATATAAATTGGGGTAAATTTAGTCAAGGATTCTTATGGGTTGATGATGAAAATAAGGAAGCATTTGGTGGATATAAATTCCCGATTGCAAATGTGATTGATGGAAAATTAATGGCAATACCGAGAGGAATATTTGCTGCAGCAGGAGTTCTCAGTGGAGCTAGGTTGACAGGTGGAGCATCACAAATAAATGTTCCAGAAGAAGATATACAGGGAATGAAGGATCATGTTGATAGATATTATGCGAAGATGAGAGAAATGTGGGATGATGAAAAATTAATCAGTCCATTCAAAAAGGAAATTACATTATCGCAAAAAAGGGACGAATTTGTTCCAATGGTCAAAAGTTCGGGGAAGGAAAATTCTCAAATAGCTTTCGTCGGAGCTTCACCGGGGAAAATAGAATATTTAAGGGGAGAAGCATTTGTCGGGCCGTGTGGAGAAACATTTAATGAATTATATATTAAACCATTAGGATTGGGCCGTGAGGATATATTTTTAACCAATGCTGTACCAATGTTATTAATTGATAAATCGGGAAATGTCAGAGAACCGACAGATATTGAGGTTAGTGATTGGGGTGAGTGGTTAGAAAAGGAATTGGAAATGGCTAATCCTAAAGTAATCGTAGCTCTAGGACATAAAGCTAAAAAAGCTCTTGGTGAAAATGTTGATTTTGTTTTGCCCCATCCTATGGCGATTCGAAGGTTTAATGATTCTGGTGAGGTTGGAAGAAAACTGAAACAGATAAAAGTTAAACTTGAGGAAATCAATAAGGGATTGCCTACCGTAGGGGATGTCCATATAGATTCAACTAATTGGGAGAGGCCAAAGATTAAACCAAATACCCAAAATGATGAGGTAATCTATGCCGATATAATCAAAGCTGATGTCGAAAAGCAACTTGTATATGGCATAGTTTTAGAACCGGGAAGTGTCGATGCACAAAATGACACGATAGGTGCAGAAGAGATAGAGAAAGCTGCACACAATTATTTACAGAATTCTAGAGTTATAGGAGAGTCACATAAGGCCAAGGCCAAGGCCAATGTCGTTGAAAGTTATCTTGCTCCGTTAGATTTTACGTTTGGTGGTCAAAAGGTAACTAAAGGCACATGGGTAATGGTCGTTAAAATCAATGACGAAAAAATGTGGGAGGATGTGAAAAGCAAAAAATTTAAAGGTTTCAGCATAGGGGGATTTTCAAGAAGAGTTCCAGTCACAGAACCAGTAATGTAAATTTTTCTAGTATATAAATTTCTCCAATTATCGTAAAATGATAGTGGGAGGAGTTTAAGGATGGCAAAAATACAGAGGTATTGTAAATATTGTGATGGAGAATTTATGATTGAGAAATCCCAATTGAAACATGAAGGGTATGGAGTATTTTGTTCAAGGAAATGTGCTTCTAGGTTTTTTGGTAATGAACAATTAAAGTCTAGGATTGAATGTAAATGTCAATATTGTGAGGAAATATTTTATTCAAAACCATCTAGAATGAAAATAGGTGGAAAATTTTGTTCAAATGTGTGTCAAGGTAAATATATAATAAGGAACAATCAGAAAGCATCAAATTACTTTGCACACAATCAAAAAATCCAAATTAAAGTAGCGATGCCATGTTCTTGGTGTGGGGAAATATTCGAAGTTATCCAATCAAGACAAGACAAAGCAAAATTTTGTTCAAGATCATGTCAAGTGTCTTTTAAAAACACGCAGAATACCAAGGAAAAATTAAAATCAGTTTGTAAATGGTGTAAGGAAGAATTCGAACATTACCCATGTACACCAAACAAAAAGTATTGTTCTCGAAGTTGCCATATATCATGGCAAAATTCGTACAATTTACCTAAGGGTTCTACTCATGGAAAAGGTGCTTGGTTTATCAAACCAGATGGAGCAAGGAAATATATGAGGTCATCATGGGAAATTATGTTTGCAGAATTCTTGGTTGAGTTAAATTTAGATTGGGAATATGAACCAAGAGTTTTCAGGCTTAAAAATGGAAGGGGCTATACTCCAGATTTCTATATTCCAAGCATAAATAAGTGGGTCGAAATTAAGGGATATTGGCGAGATATCGAGAGTAGGGAAAAGTTTCAGATGTTCAAGGATGAATATCCAGATTGTGAGATTGAATTACTTTTAGGTCTTCAAGCAATCGAAAATTTCAAAATATTTCTAAAGAAATCGTAATTTTACGATTTCTTTTTTATTCAAACAAGTAAAGTAGGTGAGGTGTATCAAGGAAGATAAATTGATTATGGAACTTACGGGTTTAAATGTCGAAGAAATATCTTTAGTAGGTAAGCCAGCTAATGAACGATTATTCTTACTTTTAAAGCAAGAAGGAGGAAATACCTTGGGTGCGTTAAATGATGTTTTGAAATCACTCAATGAATTGGATATTGACCTAGATAATTCTGAGGGTATTGAAAATATCCTGAAAAAAATGAAGTTGAGTGAGAAAGCCTGTGATGCTGCAAAAGGAGCACTCAAATTAATGACGGCATATAAGGAAGAAATGCCGAAGGGATTCATGGAGAAATTGATTGATATGGCTGGTTATGGTGATATGGAAGAAGAGGTAATGGAGAAACCAGCTACTCCAAAAGGAGGGAAAGAGATGCCTAAACAACCATTCGTTTCGGAGAAAAAGAAGATGAAAAAGGAAGATGGATCATTAGACATTGATGCTATTCCAGAAGAATCCCGCGAACTTGTTCAGATGCTTTGGAAAGAACATGAATCTGCGATCAAGAAAGCTGATGAATTGGAAGCTATACTCAAGGCAGAGCGAGAAATCAGAATCACGAAAGAATATCAAGAACGCGGAGCAAATTTCCAGAATATTGGAACTGCCGAAGTAGTAGGTGGCATTTTGAAGAAAGCATATGAAGTTTCGGCTGAGTATGGTTTGCAATTGGAAAATTCATTAAAAGATGCCAATGCTAAGATTGAAAAGTCGGATTTGTTTAAGGAAATTGGTTCTGATGCAACAAGCACAAATGACAGTTCTTGGGCTAAGATTGAAGAATTAGCAAAGGGTCTTGTTATGAAAGGTGATGGACAAACAATGGCCCAAGCCATTGACAGAGTCCTTGCCGAAAATCCGAAGCTCTATGAAGAGTACACTAGAGAAAGGAGCGGAAAATAATGGCTTACGATATCAAAAATCTCAGTTTTTCTTTAATTGCATCTTCTAGCTATGGTTTAATGCAGTACCGTGGTGTAAGAGCATCGACGGTGGTAGATCATTTCTCAATTGGGGCAACAACTGGTACAATTCGCCCATTGGGTATCCTTCAAAATAATCCTGATGTTGGTGAATCAGGGGAAATTTGGGTTCCGGGATGTATTTCTAAGATTATGACAGGATCAGCCCTTGCCATAGGTAATAGATTCCATATTCTTAATAATGGTAGAGCATATAGCACTGGAGCAATTGCAGCAGGATCAGCTATGTATGGGCCAGTTCTAACGGTTGCAGCAGGGTCTAGCGAACTTGTCACAGTCAGTTTCGCTTCATTTGGAGTCACCACCTAATTGAGTTTTAAAAATTTAAGATTTAGCACGGTCTAGGGCGTGAGCCTTAAAATTACTGAATCCCCCCCAGTAAAGACCGTGCTTTTTGCATGCTAATTTCAGGGGGATTTTTCTATTTATCCACATGAACATCAATTATTGCATTTGGTAGCAAATGTGAGTAATCGGAAGTAATTAAAATGAAATAACTAAAAAAGGAGTGAGCGATTTGCCGAATCCAACGCTTAGTGACGTTCACGTAGACCGTGCATTAACCAACATTTCAATTGCGTATATCCAAGACACAGAGCGAAATTTTATCGCAAATAAAGTATTCCCGATCGTGCCTGTTACCAATAAGAGTGATAGGTATTTTATTTTTTCACAGGCTGATTTCTTCCGAAACGAAGCTAAAGTCAGAGCGCCGGGGGCTGAAACTGCGGGCGGAGGATATAGATTAAGTACAGACAATTATAATTGTGATGTACTTGGTTATCATGCAGATCTTGACGATCAGACTCGGGCTAATGCTGATCAACCTCTTCAACTTGAAAGATCTCACACAGTTTATGTAACTCAGCAACTCCTTCTTAAACGTGAGGTTGAGTGGGTCAGTCATTTCTTCACAACTGGTTTATGGACTGGATCGACAACGGGTACAGATTTAGTCGGTGCTGTGGACTTTACCCAATGGGATAATATTGTTAGTACTCCTATTGAGGATATCACTAATCAAGCTGATAGTATTTCTAGGAAAACTGGATATAGACCTAATTGTTTAGTTCTAGGGCCAGAAGTTTATACAACATTGAAAAATCATCCAGACATCCTTGACCGCGTTAAGTATACCCAAAAAGGAGTTATCACGGAAGATATCTTGGCAGTTCTGTTTGATGTTGAGCGTGTGCTTGTACCAAGAGCTGTACAGAATACGGCTGCAGAGACAGCTACTGCAACTTATGCATTCATCTATGGGAAGAATGCTTTCCTTGGATATTCAGCACCAGCGCCCGGTCTTTATCAACCTTCGGCTGGATATCTGTTCACTTGGCAGGGTCTATTCGGAGCAGGAGCAGAGGGTGTCAGGATCAAGAATTTCCGTGTAGAAGTAAATGCAGCTAATCGTATTGAGGGTGAATCTGCATGGTCGATGAAAGTTGTTGGTGCAGATCTTGGTTGTTTCTTCTCGGCAGCTATAGTTTAGGCATATATTAAAAGAAATGGAAATGACCCAAACCGTAATAAGTTTAGGGTCATTTTTGTTTCGATATTCATTTTCATGGGAGGTGAAATCCGAAGATGGGGTTTGAAAAAGAACAACGTCCAGCTATGAAAACATTCGATGAAAGATACAGAATTCAGGCGATAACCAGCACAGCGACAACTATTCTTGGATATGGTGTTACTACTTTGTCATCTACTAAACCGGGGACATTAACATTTAATATTGAACCACCACTCTTTGCGGGGGCAGATAAGACCATCATTGCATTAGTGCAGTCGGGTTCGTCGTCGATCTATAAAGTTATCCCGAATACTACAACAATTTTTTATGGTTCAACTTCATCTAGCACAGGAAGAGTCATAGCATTCAGTGCGCCGGGAGAGGTTGTTCAATTAATTGCTGTATCAGCGACTAAGTACCAAGTCGTTTCGAATTTATCAAGCACATTTGGTACGACTTAAAGAAATGAAATTATTAATATTGAGGAAAGGAGGAGAAATATAAAGTGGGCAATGAGTATATTAAAAGGCCAATCTATTCAAATATGCTTAGGAATCTTCCATCAACTGACAGCTATTTATTTTCAGATGGAGATATTAATTTGCAACTGCGTTCCACGGCTGGGGTTACAAAAGTAAGCATATTAAATGCTTCAACAGTCGAAGTTGCTAGTATTAATTCTCTAGGAGTTGCAAGTTTTACTGGTCTTGCTGCCACAAGTGATTTTGATGTAACTGGAAGTTTTACTGTTAACACGGATGATTTTGTAGTTTCTGCAACATCTGATATATCGATGAAACCTACTGGTGGAGATGTAAAGATCACATTAGGGGATGCAGCAGGAGCAAGGAAATTCTTCATCAAAGATTCAGCGAATAGTACTGTGGCAACGATTGATTCAGATGGTACGGCTACAGTGATTAAGTTAACGGCAAGTAGCGACATTTCGGGTCAGTCGGTGAGTGCAACAAGTAATCTTTCCAGCGTTAATTTAACAATTAACACGGATGATTTTGTAGTATCTGGAACATCAGATATATCAATGCTCCCCACTGGTGGAAATGTGAAGATCACATTAGGGGATGCTCTAGGTGCTAAAAAATTCTTCATCAAAGATTCAGCTAATAGTACAGTGGCAACTATCGATTCAGACGGTACAGCTACAGTCGTTAAATTGACAGCAAGCAGTGACATTTCCGGTCAATCGGTCAGCGCATCGAGTAATCTTTCAGGTGTTCACCTTGCAGCAACATCCGATGCAGCGATCACTGGTGCATTAACAGCACGGTCTGTTTCTTCATCGAGTAATCTTTCAGGTGCTCACCTTGCAGCAACATCCGATGCAGCGATCACTGGTGCATTAACAGCGAGGAGTGTTTCTTCATCGAGCAATCTTTCAGGTGCTCATGTGACAGCAAGTTCTAATTTCGTAGCTACTGGTTTTGTGCAAGGTGGAGGTTTTGTTGATTCTTATCTTGCTAAAACTACGGCAACGGTAGGAACGGCTATTCCTAATAAAGGACTCACGTCGTTGGCACAAGTAAACACGACCCAAGTAACATGGACGTTGGAAGATCCTACGGCAGCAGGATTTCTTAAAACAATTTTCGTGCTTAGTCAAATTGGTACTACGGCAAGAACTTTCATATTACCAGCATCGACAAAGACAGTTTTCTCTTCATCTCAAGGATCTACAGGTAGAAAAATTACATTCGATGTTGCAAGAGAAGCGGTTTCCATGGTGAGTGCATCGACAACTACATGGCTAGTTTATAATAGCCAATTCGGTGCATTTGGATCATCATAAATATTAGATCTATGATATAGGATCAGTCTAAAAGATATAAGGGAGGGATAAGGGCAATCCTTCGGGGGGAGATGCCCATTTATTTATGAGTGAAAACCAAGTTAAAGAACAAGTTGAAACGGTAGAAATTTCCAATGTAGCGGTTCAGCAACCATGTGATGTATCAAAATATGTGGCTGTTAAAGAAGAGATATTGGAATTTAAAAGGTATTCTGATAGTGTTATGATTTTAGGATTTGCACCGGATAGTTTAAAGTATGCCCCACTTGATGCGAATAATATTGACATATGGGCTTTAAATGAGCTTTACATGGATAAGCCGAAAATTGCTATACGAGCGACAGCGTGGTTTCAACTTCATGGATATGAACCTCCAAAGATTAGAGATGCACAACAAGTTAAGAATCTATCATTTTTAAAATGTCCAATAATTATGTGGCGGAAACATCCTAATATTCCAAATTCTATTGAATATCCGTTAAGGGAAATTCTCGAAGAATTTGATATTTATGGGGATGATATGGCCCTCGATCAACCGGACGTTAGGACTAGGGTATATTTTACGAATAGTATTTCTTGGATGATAGCTCTTGCAATAAAGATGGGTTATAAAGATATCCAGATCTATGGTGTAAACATGGCGCAAGACCAAGAATTTCAACATCAAAGACCAAGTTGTGAATTCTTTTTAGGCTGGGCAAGAGGAAAGGGAATCAAGATATATAAACCACCAGTTTCGGATTTGCTCTTGACTCCTTATTTATATGGCTATGATGATGCTACTGCATACATGCAAAAGCTAGAGGCCCGGCGGATTGAACTCATCGAAAGAGTTGAAGGGACGAGAAGACAAAGGATCTCATTCCAAGAACAATCGAATCAGCAATTACAAGCAGAACAGAATTTACTTGGTGCGCTGCATGATGTCGAATATATTATGAGACTTGGAAATCCAGTTAAGTTAGATGAATTTTCTAAGCCAAAGGGGTGATCACCTTGAGTGATTTATATTATCTCGTATTAAGAAATGGATATAGATTCAATGATCTTATTTTGAAAGCGGGAGAAATTTATACGTCGGCTGATTTCGAAGAAGTTCATGAGCAAAGAAAAGTCGCCTTAGTTCTTGGCAGAATCATTTATCGAGGATCGTCAGAGGAGGTTAAAAATAAGAGGGAAAAACTGTTTGGGATAATAGAAATTCCAGAAGAAGAATCAAAGGGTGAATCAAAGAAGAAGACGGCTAAATAGCCGTCTTCCTTGCTTAGGGAGGTGTTTCACATCACATGGAGTTACCAAGGCTATCCGGCTGATAATCTCAAGGACGAGGTCAGATTTCTTGTAAGGGATACAAATTCAAGTGACCAGTTATTAAGTGATGAGGAAATCTATTATTTGCTTACTATTTTCCCAAACCCTTTGGCATCGGCTGCAATGGCGTGTGAAACTCTTGCTAGTAAATTTGCAAGGGATGCATCCGAAAAGTCGGTCGGTGATCTAAAGATAAATCTGGTTGAAAAAGGAAAAGCATTTAGTGATCAAGCATCAAGGTTATGGATTCTTTCAAAATTATATCGAGGAAGACCTCAAGTCTATGCGGGCGGAATTTCCGTAGCAGATAAACAGAGTCAGGAACAAAATAGTGACCGCGTTACACCGGATTTCTACCGTCATATGAATGACTTCCCGGGTACTCAAACAGGTTCATCTAGCTAAAAGGGGCTGTTAACAAATGAGTTTTGAACCTGAATTTCTTGATTTCATGAAAGATACGTTGATTAAAAATGTAAGGACAGGATATACGGCGTATGGTGCACCTACTTATTCAACAGGGACAACTAGTTATAGGTGCAGGATCGTTAAGATCCATGAGACGTTCACGATGGATAATGGTGCAGAAAGTTTGCTTGAAAATCTTGTTTATTTAGCATCAACGGACACTTTTGATCCAGAAGATAGATTCACATTTCCAGATGGATCAACCCCCATTTTAGAAGTTATCGCTGCATACCCAGATGAGGATGGCCCTTATCACCATTTGCAATTGAAATTCGGTAATAGGTCGGGGAGGGTGTAAATGGCTAGAGGAATAACTTTTACATTCACTGGAATCAATGAGACGATTCTTAATTTGAATAGAATGTCGGTTGAATTGATGCCAATTATAGCGGGTGCTTTAAATCAAGAGCATGAAACAATAATGACGATGGCGAAGGAAAGGACTCCCGTTCTTACAGGAGCATTAAGGTCTTCGGGTCATATTGTTCAACCTCGTATCACGGGGAGAACAGTTAAAAGTCTTGGAGCATTCGGAGGGACAGCAGCACCTTATGCAGTAAGGGTTCATGAGAATCTATCTGCATTTCATTCGAATGGTCGTTCCAAGTTTTATGAGAGTGCTTCATTGGAACGGAAGAGTAAAGTTAAGATTACGATTAAAGGTGCTATCTCTAGATACTTAGCATCTAGGGCTATATAAGGAAGGTGAATGGACAATGTTATTGGATGAGGTTGCTAAACACCTTCAACTAAATTCTATTGGAACGGTTGGTACGAATATTTTTAAATCGTATTCTCCTAATTTACCGGATACTCTTTTATGCGTTTATGAGACTGGTGGGTTTAGACCGCAGGATAGTTTCGGATCGACATGTGAAGCAGTGTGGGAAAATCCTAGAATTCAAATAGTGTCAAGGTCTACTGATTATGAGGTAGCTAGAAACAAGGCGGAGGATGCTTATAGAGTTTTGATTAGGGTAACAAATGAAGTTTTAAAAGCTTCAAGTTCTGACGCTGGGACTTTTTATCTAAGAATAAATGCTATTCAATCCCCTTTCAGGATGGGAGTAGATGAAAATTCTAGGAATTTGGTAGCTTGTAACTTCGATGTCATGAAGTCATTCTCTACTTAAAAAGGAAGGAGGGGGTAGGATTTGGCAACTCATGGTAAGCATGCAAGGACATATATTAATGGATTTGATTTGAGTGCTTATCTAAATAGTTTTGGAGTAGCACAAACGGCGGATACAGCAGAAACTAGTGTATTTAGTTCTAGCGACAAAACTTATGTAGTAGGACTTAGAGATGCGACAGTATCGGCAGAAGGATTTTTTGCGGGTAGTACATTCGAATCTGATTATGTCTTTGATCAAGTTTTAGGATCGACAAATATATGGTCATATTATCCGGCTGGGCCAGCACTTAGTAATGCTGGATATGGTATTAAGTCAATCGAAAATTCTTATGAAATAATGAGTCCTATTGATGGTGTTGTTTCTGTTACTGTTGAAGGTCAAGCAATATTAGGAGCAGACAGAATTCTATCACACCATGACCTTATTGCAGAAAGTACTACTGGCAGTGAAACATCTATTGATGCAACTGCTTCGAGTACGAAAGGTGCAACTGGTTATTTACAAGTAACAGGATTTACGTTGGGACAAACTGCTCAAATTGTAATCGAAGAATCTTCAGCAGGAACGTCATGGGCGACACTAATATCATTTTCATCCGGTGGAAGTATAGGTGCTCAAAGGGCTATTTCGTCAAGTGGGACAGTTAAACGTTTCACTAGGGCAGCATGGACTGTGTCATCTAGTAGCGGATCAGTGACATTTAATGTCGGCATGAAAAGAAGATAATTGGAAGGAGTTGTTTTAATTGGCTGTTCATGGTAAAAATGCGGGATTTTCAATTACAGATACTGGCGGAACTCCTAGATTATTGAATTGTTGGATTACGAGTGTTTCGTTTCCGAGAACAAATGACACGGTTGAAACTTCTGTTTTCTGTAGTTCGGCAAAAGAATATATTGCTGGGCTTAGAGATGCGACTATATCTATTGAAGGGATATGGTCAACAACGCCAGACCAATATTTAAGTGGAATACTTGGAACATCTGCAGCATTTGCATATTATCCCGGGACTACAGCGCCAGTCGCTGGTAAATATGCGAAGTATACAGGTAATTGTTTTGAGACGAGCTATGAAGTGCCGACTGCGATCGATGCTGCAGCTACATTCACGGCTGAATTTCAAGTGACAGGGTTAGTTACGAGGTCAACGGTGGCATAAGTTTTTTTAAAAAATTTGGTGGGGGGATATTTATATGGGAAAGAAAAGGTTATCGGCAGTAGAAATCTTGGCAGTTTCAAATTTGCAAGAAAAAGAAATCGAAATACCTCAGTGGGATGGGAATGTAATGATCCGGGAATTCAGCAAAGCGAAACAACAGCAAATTAGAAAAGAAGCGACGATGTCAGATGTTATTGATGTTGATAAACTTGAATTATTAATGTTCATCCATGGAGTAATAGATCCAGTGTTTTCGGAACAAGATTATTATAGTTTGCGGGAAAAATCTGCGGTAGCAATTGATGCAGTTTTAAAAGAAATTATGGCTATATCGGGATTGAATGAGACAGCCATAAAAGAAGCGGAGAAACAGTTTCGCCCTTGATGCAGATTTTAGATTCGAATTTATGTTAGCAAGAGATTTAGGTATGACTGTAGGCGAAATAAGAAGAACGATGAGTACGACTGAATTTTATCAATGGACAGCATTTTATTCTTATGAACAGAAGATGAGAAAAGCAGAAGAAGCAAAGGCAAAGGGTAGGAGAAGATAAATCTTTCAATCTTTAATTAGATTTGGAGGGTTTATCTTTTTTCGGAATTAAAGTTCTTTTGAAAGTGACGAAAGTTGGTGGTGATTCATGGCACTGACTGTAGATGAAATAAATGTTGTATTAGGTGCGGATATTTCTGGATTTCAAAGACAGATGGGGGCAGCTAGTTCAACCATACAGGGATTAGGTGGATTTGCAGCTAAGGCGGGAACGGCCCTAACTTTAGGGGTGACAGCTCCTATACTCGCGATGGGTAAGGCATCGGTCGATGCTGCGAGTAATTTTAATCAAAGTATGGCAGATATTAGGGCATTGACTGGTGCGACAGGAACAACGATGGAAGAATTATCTGCACTTGCTTTAAAGATGGGCCAAGATACAATGTTTTCTGCTACGGAAGCATCGGCTGGAATGCTTGAATTGTTGAAATCTGGACTCAGTGTTGAAGAAGTTATGGGTGGAGGTTTAAAAGGTGCATTAGATTTGGCTCAGGCTGGTGGAATAGGGTTAGCGGATGCTGCAATAGTCGGTTCGACGGCATTAAATGCATTTAAAAATGACGGGCTTAGTATGTCAGACGCTGCAGATATATTAGCTGGGGCGGCTAATGCGTCGGCTGCAGATGTTGCAAGTTTATCTTTGGGATTATCTCAAGCGTCAGCAGTGGCAGCAGGGGTTGGGTTATCATTTGAAGATACTTCGGCAGCATTGGCTTTATTTGCAAATAATGGCTTAAAAGGCAGTGATGCAGGGACATCATTAAAAACTATGTTATTGAATTTACAACCAACTACTAAAGAACAAATTGCATTATTTGATAAATTAGGACTTACGACGGCAGAGGGAACGAGTGCATTTTTTGATCAACAGGGTAAATTAAAGAGTCTTTCTGAGATTGCTGGGTTGTTACAAGGATCATTAAGTGGAATGACAGATGCCCAAAAATTATCAACATTGGAAACTATATTTGGATCTGATGCAATTAGAGCAGCTAATATTATTTTTAAAGAAGGTTCTGATGGAGTTAAGAAGTTAAAAGATCAAATGGCAAATGTATCGGCAGAAGAAGTTGCTAAAGCTAGGATGGACAGCTTCAAGGGTTCAGTAGATGAAATGAAAGGTTCTTTAGAAACTGCAGGAATTATAATTGGTAATAAAATATTACCGGTTCTTGAAAAATTGGCTGGATTAGTAAAAGGTGTTGCAGATTGGTTTGTAAAGCTTAATCCAGATGTCCAAAATACCATTTTAATATTTCTTGGAGTAGCTGCGGCAATAGGGCCAGTATTATTGATAATTGCTGGGGTATCAGCACTTATTTCCCTCTTGATACCAGTAGCAGCATTGCTTGGTACAACAATAGGGGTATTAATGGCTGCATTTTTAATAGTTCCTCTTGCGATCGCAGCAGTTATTGCTATAGGTGTTATCTTGTACAAACATTGGGATGAAATAAAAGCATTTGCTATAAAGACTTGGGGAGCAATTACTCAGTTTATAACAGGATTCCTTGTAAGCATTGGTACTTCTATTAGTGGTTTTATTGAACGGGCAAAAAATTACTTTCATGATTTTGTTGAAAGTATAAAGAATGGTTTTGCTCAAATACCAGTTGTTATTAATGATGCTAAAGATAAGATATGGGCGTTTATTGTGAGCATTGGGGAATTCTTTAAATCGATACCGGGGTTAGTAAGTGAAACGGTTAAGAGTATTGGAAAGTTTTTCAGTGATGGTTGGGATAATATTATTAAGGTTGTTTCTGAATTTATCCCGAAACTAGGCACTATGATATTAGATTTTTTGGTGAAACTTGCTTATAACTTCGGTTATGCATTAGGAACAATTGTAAAATTCTTTATAGAACTTCCCGGAAGAATTATAGGGGCAGTAACAGAGTTAATATCAATGATAGTAACATTTTTTAGTGAATTGCCCGGTAAAGTATCTATTATATTACAAAATTTATGGCAAGCAATTTCAGATAAATGGGCAGCAGTTAGAGCTAATACAGTGGCTTGGCTTGCTATAGTTGTGAGTACTGTTGTTAATTTTTTTCAGGAACTGCCCGGTAATGTATCGCGAATTCTTCAAAATTTATGGCAAGCAATTTCAGATAAATGGGCAGCAGTTAAAACTAATACAGTGGCTTGGTGGGGAATTATCGTTGAGCAAATTGCTAATTTTGTCAGGAATTTGCCCGCGACAATATCTGGCATATTACAGAATGTATGGCAGACAATATCTGATAAATGGGCTGCGGTTAAGACAAATACAGTTGCTTGGTGGGGGATAATTGTCGGTGCGATCAAAACTACAGCAGGAGGAATTTATGATGGAATTGTTAATGCGTTAAGAAGTGTTCCGGCTGCATTTTCTGATATAATCAATTCAATCTGGTCATATATAACTAGCCAATATCACAGATTATATAGTGCTGCTTCTAATATTGCATCTGGATTTTGGCAAGGATTCAAGGATGCTCTTGGATGGCATTCTCCTTCGTATATGGAAGAAATATTTATAGCAATGAGTGATAGGATCAAGGGAACATTGTCTGACTTAAAAAGTTCTGTACCTGCATATAGTGCAGCTGCAAAAGGAATCTCTAATGCATTCACTAAAAATACTGGATTAATGACAGGTATTCCAATGACCTCTGCTACATCAATGACAGCACCAATACAAACTCCTATACCAACTTCATATGCAGAGGAAGGTACAGGGAACGGAAATTCAGGTGGCGTTCAAGTTAGTGTGGCTCAATTAGTAGTAAGAGAAGAAGCAGATATTTTAAAGATAGCACAACAGTTATACAGATTACAAAAAGATAGGACTAGGGGAAGGGGGACACGATAAATGTCGATCTGTTCATTTATATATGGTGGTGTTCGATCTGAATTTAAAGGAATCGTTGTTAATGATATTCGGCGAAGTGTTCTCCCCCCTATTAATCCTAGAACTATCGATGTACCGGATAGGGATGGGATTTATTTTTTTAAGACAGATTTTAAGCAAAGAATTATCGAGGTTGATATTACTTTAATTGAAACATCAAAAGAAGCGTTAAGGTCAAGGGTTGAAAATATTAGCATCTATTTAGATCCTAGGAATGGTGTTCAATCATTAGTATTTGATGATGAACTTGATAGAACTTATTATGCAGTTTTGTCAAATGACACTAATTTACCTCAACTCAAAGCATGGGGGAAAACGACTTTAGTTTTCCTTGTTCCAGATGGGTTCTCGTATTCAACATTGCCAGTAATTCAAAATATTAATGCTGCACAGGATGCAATTTTTTCAAGAAGTTCAGATGCATATGAATCAGATGGTACTTTGGTTGGGCCAAATATTCCAAGATATGAAAATGGTGTTTTCGGTACAGCTATTCAGGTCGAAGAGGGAACGACAAATATGCTTACTGCAAACCAAAGTAGTGTTGAAACAAATACTGTAGGATTTACGGCGACAACGGGGACGACGATCGGACAGGAATTCACATATGCCCATGTGGGCAAGGCGGGTCTTGTTATCGTTACGCAAGGACAAGTGGTAGAGGAAGGTGTAGAGCTTACGTTTGTTGCAGCAGCAGCAGCGACGACGTATACGTATAGTGTTTATCTAATCGGAAGTGGCAAGGTCAAATTGAATATTGAAGAACAGACGGGTGTCGGAGTTTTCATTACGGATACTGATTCTGCAGAAATAACCTTGTCATTCGATGAATTTGTTCGATATTCATTAACGATTACTTCAAGTGGAACGACTGGAAGATTAGTTCCTAAGATAATAACGTCTGTTCAAAATTTTGCTCAAGTTTATGCAGATGCTTTCCAAGTTGAGGCTAAAGCATATGCTACGAGTTGGCATCTTGGTGGGGCATCAAGAGGAGATGAACTATTAAAGATTGCAACTGACACAAGATTGTTCGGTCAGCAAGGAACATTAGATTTCTTTTTTAAGAAGACTGGCCGGGCTGGGGATTTTGGAGGAATGTTTGATTGGGGAGCTTTTACGGCTGGATCTACTAAAGACAGGATCTGTATTTTGCATGGTGCATCGATTGGATCGGGTGAAGATGATATCCAATTTAATATCGTTAATTCATCTCAAACACAATCGAAGACAATTACAGTTAGCTTGACAACTGATCTAGTTGTTGGCCGGGAATATTATTTAGCATGTCGATGGTATCTAGATGGGACAACTGGTGGACAGATGATCATGACATTAGCTGATCTGGTGACGAATGAAGAATTCAAAACGATTGCTAGTGCGACTATCAACCCACCAACTATGACAGCATTTAGTACTGCATTTCTGGGAAGTTTAACAGGAGGTAATTATTGGTCTAATTGCACCTATGATAGTTTTAGAATGTCAATTGTAATAAGGAGTTCGTCGGATATCACTGATTCTTGGGAATTCAGAAGACCATTGATTAAAGATCCGAAAGCGTCTGTTAAATATTCATTTGCTGAAACGTTAGCTGGAACATTGGTAACTAATTTAGGTACAGCGCCAGCAGATCCGACAATAACACTCACCTTTATTTCAGCAACAACAGATCCTATTATTACCCAATTTAAAGCAGGATCGACAGAAGTTCAGGCATTGCAAGTAACTGGTTCATTTGTTTCAGGTGATCAAGTGCTTATAAATTCTGATACTAGAAAGGTTACGTATAATAGTGCAGTTATTAATGATCAAGTAACATTGGCAAGTGAATTCCCTGTATTGACGGGGGATCATTTCTATACGTTTGCGCCCACGACTAGCACTGATATAACGGTCGCGTATACGCCGAGGTGGTTATAAATGCAAGTAAAAAAAGATTCGAATACGATCGGGATAGATTGTTCTTGTTTTAATAGTACGATTAGCTGGGGAACGGTTGCGACAGATCCGAGGAATATAAAATTTGCTTATTTAAGATGCAGTATGGGAACAAGTAATTCGGATACGAAATTTGCTAAAAATGCTGCGGGAGCAAGAGCAAATAATATTCTGGTCGGGGCATATCATTTTCTTAGACCAATTAGGCCAGCTTATGCTTCGACTAGAGCAACGGATGAGGCAAATAATTTTGTAACTAAGATGCAAGTTGGATTAGGTGGAGGGGAATTTGGGGATATATATCCTGTTGTGGATGTTGAATTCCCAAGCACACCAGCAATTGCAAATGATCCTGTGGAGACAAGGGATCTATTAAATTATGTTCAAACATTTAGGAATAGAGTTGAACAAGTAACTGGAAGAACAATCATGGCTTATGTCGGTGTGGATTATATGCAGAGTCCTTGGAACAATTTTAATTACCCGACTTCGGCTGGGCCTATATCTGACATGCCGTTGTGGGCAGCATATTGGTTAAGATTGCATGTGGGATCTAGTGCTCCGCCGGATGCGGGAGGGTGGACGCAGTGGAGGGTATGGCAGTATTCGGATACGGGTGTGGTTACTGGAATAACGACAGCGACGGATCTTAATTTTGGGCCGGATAATCTAAGATTTTTGCAGGATAATACTGCAGAATCAAAAGGACTTGCACCAGTTAAACAATTATATGTTTTGAATTCAAATAAAAGATTGCAAGTAGTATTGAGTAATGCTAGTGCTGCATGTCCTTTTTATAATCCGATCCATACAGAACAGATCAACCAAGAGAATAAATTAACATTTAGTGTTCCGGCTAACCATGCGGACGCTGCAGAAGTCATAGAGGGAAATCTTGTATTTTTCAGGGATTTTGATGATCCGACTCAGATTCAATTATTCGAAATTCTAAGAATTGAAGAAAGCCATCTAGGTAATTTATATAAAGATGTGGTATGCCAGCATAAGGTCTTTGAGTTGGTCGATGATTGGATCGATAGTTTGACGTTAACAGATGTGACATGTGGATCAGCTTTGAATTCCATTCTTACAGGAACTAGATGGATTGTAGGCGCAGTCGAACCCGTGGGTACTCATACATTTAGATTTTTCAGAGTGACGGTTATGGAGGCATTAAGAAGAATCGTAACAACGTGTGATGGCGAGTGGAAGTTTAGAGTTGAATTTGTAGGGTCAGATATTACAGCGCAATATATCGATATCGTAAATCAGCGTGGAGAAGATCGTGGAAGACGTTTCGAGTATAGCCGGGATATAAAGAGTATTAGAAGAATGATTGATAATTCTCGGTTAGTTACTAAGGCATTTGGATATGGCGGATCAACGTTGATTACATTTTCTACAGTCTTGTGGACGACTGCAGGGGGAGATCCGGCGGATAAACCAGTGAGCCAATTATATGTCGAAGATAAACTTGCTACGAGTCAATATGGTAGGTATCGGGGATCTACTAATATATTACCAGTCGAGAATTCATTTACCTCAACGACCTCTAATAAGATAACATTGTTAGAACAGACGTGGGATTATATTCAAGATAATAATTTTCCAAGGACGACATATGAACTAGAGGTCGCAGATTTGGAAATTATTGCTGGGAGTGCACACCAGAAGGTTAGACTTGGCGATACTGTGAAGGTAATTGATACTTTATTTCAACCAGTTTTAAGATCCTCGGCCCGCATATATGAAGTCGATCGTTATCTGAGCGAACCTGAAAAAAATCATGTGGTTATTAGTAGCCTTCCATTGATCTTAATAGCTGATTCGTGAGTTAAGAGGGTGTCTAGTAAATATTGATTCATAAATTCAGAATATTGATTTGTAGATTCATGATTTAAAATTTAAGAAAGGGGATGATTAGTAATGGCATTTAGGGGACACAGACAAACTCCGTATGAAAACCAATATGCCCTTTCAAGTAGAATGTTTTATTGGAGTTTAAGCCAACCTTTTGCATCAAGCATTACGGATATTCAATTGCATACCGGAGGAACTAACTATATACATTTTATTGAACGTTCTTTTCAGACGGGAAGTTCTGGATATAATGTAAAATTACTTGAAGATGTTGGATTAACAACTGGAACTTCTGAGCTTACATCGTATAATGTCAATCGTGCATCAACATTAGGATCTACCATGAAAATTTATTCTATGCCCTCTGCTGCATCTAGTAGTGGTTCGACATTAGAAAATATTACCTTAATCAAGGATAATAGATGGGATCAGTTACCAACTGAATTAATTCTGAAACGTAGTGAAGACTATGTGTTTAGAATAAATAATACCGGATCAACGATACTTTCTCTAGATATAAATTTTGTTTGGTATGAATTAGCGAGTTGTTAATTTTTTTTAAAATTTGAAAGGGGTTTTAAGAAATGGCAAATACAGTCTTTAACACCTATAAAAAGTTTTCTGTAGGTTCGTCTAGTGGTGCATTCAAACGGATTAGTTTGCTAGGAGATACAATCAAAGTTGCTTTAGTTACGACTGGTTATTCTGTTAACCCAGATGATAATCTTTTTTCAGATGGTACAACTTCTGATGCAGCATCTTATGAATTAAATAATACGACCGGAGGATATGCTGGCGGTATTGGTGGATCAACTGGTAGAAAAACATTGGCTTCGAAAACTATTACTCAAGATGATACCAATAATAGGGCAGTGTTTGATGCTTCGGATATAACTTGGTCAGGAATTAATGCTGGTACTGCTGGGGCAGCTATTTTAATTAGAGAGGGTGGGGCAGGAACTACTACGAGTGATACTGGAACTACGATGATTTGTTATATTGACAGTGGATTTCCTGTTATTACAAATTCGGGAGATGTTACTATTTCATGGAGTACGGCTGGTATCATAGATTTGACATAGGAGTTTAATAAATCTAGGTATTTTTAAAAGAAATTTAATGCATAAATAAGACCCGCGAATTTTTAAGTTCGTGGGTTTATTTTGTAATAGCGAGGTGATTTTCAAGAGATGCAATGGGGAATCAGAAATAAAATGATATATGAAACTAGTGGGGATCTTAATTATGCAGTTAGTGTGCTGCCATCTAGCGTATTTATTTGGGGTGTGGAAGATGGGGCTATTAATTGTAAGGGTTGCCCATTTTGTATAAAAAATTCGACGTTTGATTTCAAAATGAAAAGATGGACTCTGTATGGGACTAAGTTTTTTGAAGATGAACTTGATGCGTTAAATTATGGTAATCTATTTTCTGGTGTAATTGAAATGGAAGTAGTTGAATTTTATTCTATTTGTGAGACTACTGGAATTCCACAATGTCCACATCGATGTCCCGGTTGTTGATTTAGAAAAAATAAAAATGTCTTGTTAATTTAATTTATTCTTAAAAGAAAGGAGGGAAAAGTAAAATTGACAACGGTAGGACAAGGAACTTATCAAGGATATTCTTTCTTACCCGCTAGTAAAGGTAAGTGTTTAGTCCCAAACTCAAGTGATTATCAACCAGCAGCAATCACGATTGAGTTCAGGGTAAGGCTTGACCTTATATATTCTTCTCAAACATCTGCTACTCCTATTTGGATCTTTAATTTTGCGACTGGATCTGGGTTTGGTGTATTTTTCTCTAGGGCAACTGGTGGTTTGACTTTTAGGTTGGTAACTGCTGCTGGGACAACAAATTTCTTAGTAAATGGAATAGTAAATACTTGGAATACTAGTGATGTACATCATATTGCAGTAACTTATGATGGCGCATTTATGAAAACATTTGAAGATGGTGTTGAGAAAGGTTCTCTTGCTAAAACAGGGGCAATTATTCACAATATAACTCAACCTTTATTATTTAATGGCCCAGATTCATCGACACCGAGTGCAGGATATGTCAATGGATTCTTAGATGAAATCAGAATTTGGGATTATGCAAGAACAGATGTTGAGATAACTGCTGATATGGCTTCGGAATTAGTTGGTACTGAGAGTGGATTAGTTGGGTTATGGAAATTTGATGAAGATAGCGGAACGGTGGCACTGGATTCCACTGCTTTTGCTAATAATGGAACGTTAGTAGGACATACTAGTGTTATAATTAACTTCCTCCCAGATCCTAATGCAATAAATTTTAGTGTAAATCAACCGGATATTAATTTAATTGTTTATCCAGATCCGGCAGTAGCGACATTTACGGCTAAAAAACCGTTGATTATCTTGGTTGCTCCGACACCAATTGTAGCTAATTTTACAGCAAATCCAGTTAAAGTAAATAGAACTATACATGCTGAACAAACTACTATTAGTTTTGTTGTGTCAACGCCGACAATTAGGTTGATATCATATGCAACACCAAGTGTAATAACTTTATCTAATCCACCGCCGACAATTGTTATGACGATTAATCCAACGCCAGCAATCGCGAATTTTTCTGTTAACGATCCTCGTGTAAATTTGGTCATATATCCAGAAGAGGCAATCGCGAATTTTTCTGTTAACGATCCTCGTGTAAATTTGGTCATATATCCAGAAGAGGCAATCGCGAATTTTTCTGTTAATGATCCTCGTGTAAATTTGGTCATATATCCAGAAGAGGCAATCGCGAATTTTTCTGTTAACGATGTGGTTATAAATCAAACCATTTTACCAATTCCAGTGACGATAAGTTTCAGCGCAAATGGTGTGATATTTTCGTATGTGCTTTATCCAGATCCAGAGATAATTATTTTTAGCGTTCCTGATCCGACAGTAACAAATACACCACCAGTAAATATTACAATCCATTTTACAGTTAAAATATTTAATGTTATTAATTATCAAGTGATTATAGAAAATAGTTGAGGTGAGGAAAGAATTGAAAGTTAATGATATTGGGACAAATTTAATTTTTACGATCATTGACCCTACTGATTCTGTAGTTGATCTAACTACAGCTACCTCATCAACACTTTGCATACTCGATGGTGATAATACTTTAACAAGTCATGGGATGACTATTTATAATGCAACTGCTGGTCAAGTATCGTACCAAATAGTGTCTGGTGATCTACCTAGCACTGGTGTATATAAATTTGAGGTACGTTTAAAATTTCCGGTAGGCACAGTTTATACTTCGAGTAGAACATTTGATGTTGTCGAACCTAATCTTTGCCCATAAAGGAGTGAGTTTATTGGATTTGATTCTAAATGCAACAGATTGGCAACTGATAATATTTTTCACTCCAATTATTATGTCTATTACAGAAGTGTTCAAAGCATTGGGATTAAATAAAAAATTCTTTCCCTTATCAAATATTTTCTTCGGGATATTTGCAGCATATTTCTTTATTCCGAGTGGTCGTGGGTGTATCCCGACAGCGATCTTGATCGGGATCATAACTGGTTTATCGGCGAGTGGTTTATATTCGTCTGGTAAAAATACGATTGAACAAGTCAAAAATGGGAAAAATTAATGACGGCATGGGCCGTCTTTTCTTTTGTTTAGGTGTGGACAATGTCGTCATAATATGAGATAATAAGGATGTTGAAGGGAAAGGGAATGAAAGATGTACCAACTAAAATGCAAGTAGCTCAGGAAGCGAAAGCGTGGGGTGGATGCCGAGAGGCCGATGCACACACACAACTACTCTAAAAGTTGTTAAGTTGGAGTCTTAGTTTTAAATATCCTTTCCCTTCATATCGATACATTAAAAAGGGGGAAGTTGAAAATGAATATACAACATGCGATAGATGAGATAAAATCTGGTAGATATAAAAGTTATACTAATCGGTTCGATATCAAGAGGATCATGAATGCAATGGAGTCTGGTGAGTGGGATGAAGTTAAGAAAAGCAGATTGTACAAATTACATGGTGGGGAATATTGTGAGTTGTTGAGCATCTTGCATCGATATGTGAAGGAATAGGGTCTATACCATCACCAAATTTTCTAGTATAATAGAGTATGAAAGTAAGAATGTAGGAATTGGAGGCTAAATGAATGATTACAGCATTGAGGGAGAAATCCCAGATAACATTGCCAAAGGAGGTTGTAGATGAACTAAAAATAAAGAAAGGTGATAATTTAGAAATCATAGTTCAAGATGGAAAGATAATTATTACGCCTGTTTTAGTCATTGATAAGGATCAAGCATGGTTTTGGACAAAAGAATGGCAAGATGGGGAACGAGAGGCAGATGAAGATATAAAGATGGGAAGAGTCAGCGAACCCATGGATCTAGAAAATTTCTTAGAACATTTGGAAAGGTTAAAGCTAGATGTTTAAAAATTTGCAGAGAACCAATTATTTCACAAAGCAATATATCAAATTTGATAGGGTAACACAAAAGATAATAGATAAGGCAATAGTTCAATTATTTTCTGAACCATTGCCAAATAGTTTGAGATTTAAAAAGATTAAAGGATGCCAAGGGATCTATGAAATTAGTGGAAATATGGATATTAGAATAACATTTAGTATTGATGGAGAAAAGAATATAATTTTTAGAAATTGTGGACACCATGCTGAAGTTTTAAAAAACCCATAAATGGAGGAAATGAAAATGAAAAAAGGTGATTATATTAAAACTCCAAGATTTCTGACAGTTAAAATTGCAGATGTATTTGGAAATCTGGAAATAGCGAAGGAACAAGGATACAAAGAACCTACCCATTTCGAAGATGAAAACTATGAAATTCTAGGGAAACATACCGGAACTAATACGATGATTTTTGCAGCTATTAAAATAAAAAATTAGAGAGAAAGGTGAAATTATGAGATTTTTAATATTAGCAGAGTATGTAAAAAGTGGTAAAAAATTATGGTGGAATTCATCGGTGAATGATATTTGGAAAAAAGATACTACTGCATTCTTACCGGGATCACTTACGAAAGTTAAAATTATTGATGTAATAGATTTGAGTATGATAACCAAGGAAATATAGTTTTCTAAAAGACATCAACTCGTCCCAGGATTATGGTATAATAATGAAAATAAATGAATAAAGCGAAAACCTCCGAGAATTGGTAGTTCTCGAAGGTTTTCATTCGTCCAAGCATCCTTACCCGATGCGAAGATTTCTTATATGATTATGTCCATTATACCATGTAATAGTACAGGGTATCAATGACATTTTATGGATCTTCTGCTATCTGGTTAAGTGCCGGATAGCTTTTTTATATTGTGAGGGAGAGAAATAAAGATGGATGGAAAATTAAAAAGAGTTCCGATCAAGGAAGAACTTGTAAAATTATGTAATGGTAGTTTCGTGGATGCAATTATCTTGCAGCAAATGCTTTATTGGTCTGAAAGGGTTAAGGATTTTGATAAGTTTATTACTGAGGAAAAAATAAGATCTCAAAAACATGATATAGAAATAACCATGGAATTAACTAGAGGATGGATTTATAAAACCTCAGAGGAATTATCTGAGGAAACAATGTTAGGATTATCAAAAAGTTCCATGAGACGGCATTTGCAGAAATTAATAAAAATGGGGTATATGGAGGAAAGAAAAAACCCAATTTATAAATGGGATCAAACATTACAATATAGGATGAATATAAATAAGATTCGTGAAGATTTGGGTAATCTTGGATTCGTTTTAGATGGATACCCAATTTCTAAAATGAATAATGGAAGTTCTATTATAGAATCTCCATGTTCTAATATGAAAATTCAAGTAATCGATTTAGAAACTCAAGGAATCAATTCAGAACTGCAATACCAGAGATTACAACCAGAGATTACAACAGATATAAATATAGGGGGAAATAAAAATAGAAAAGAGGATAAGAAGAATAAATACGAAAAGTTCTATTTGTAATAATATTGGGAGGGGTTCAAGTTGAGAAAGGATAATATAGACAATAAATTTTTATTCCGATGGAAAGCTAGGCATAGAAAAAATATTCAATTCATTGATATAACTCTCATCACAGTAACAAAGGATAATTATTTAGAATTGCCAGAAATTGATATTATAAAAACCATGAATAAGGATTTACAGAAACATACTATTAAAAAACAAAAACCAATTATTATTAGTCTTATGGAAGATGGAAAGTATTCATTAATCATGGGATTTAAAAACTATTTAATTGCAAAAAGAATAGATTTTAAATCTATCCCAGCAATTGTTGTTGATTTTGATCGTCAAGGATTAATTAATGAAGCAAGAAAAATTAGATTACCAAAAGATGAGGATGATGAAAATTGCCAAAGCAAGCAGATGTAAAAACAATGATCGAGGAGATGAGAGAAGATCAAATAACCTCAATGAATAACCCAGATTGCATTAATTGCAATGAGTGCTGTTCTATGGGTTCTATGTTGACGGATGAAGAGTTCACAAAATTAAAGAGGTTTTTAAAAAAGGATAAACGTGGCAGGATGCTTCTTGACCGAGGACAAGAACTAATTAGAGACCATTTAAAAAAAGGTGTAATCTATTGGATGTGTCCTTTCTCGAAGGAATATCGTTGCATGATATATAATACTAGGCCGAGTATATGCAGGACGTTTCATTGTGATGAGCCGGAGATGAGCAAGGAATATAGGGATTCGTATAGAAAAGAATCTAAAACCATTGGCTCTTTGTTCTCGATTATGGAAATTATAAAACAAGATCGAAAGGGATGATTCCAATAGAACCCTATACAAAAGAATTAATTACATGGGCGAAACACTTAGATGTCGTTAATCTACGGAAAAGAATTGGCTATCTCCCCGGCTATGTCGTTATGAGATTATTAAAGTATGCAGATGATGATCAAGAAGAGTTCAGGATAAATGTGGGATTTTCTCAGGATCGGAAAAGATTTTATGTAAAGTTAGCGGAAAGGGGCGTTAAACTTTCTGAGATTGGGGATGGGAGAAGTCGGATGGCAAGGACTTTCTGCCTACAAAAAATACGAGGGCAATTCGGAGATGAAATAATAGGTGAATATAAATTACTGGAAGATGTTGGGTTTGAAGATGATAAGATTTTAGGTTTTGAGAGGATAGATATTTGGGATGAATGATGGAATAATGTGTTGTGTTGACATAGTAGACAATAGAGGTTATCATGGAAGAGAGACATTATAATAATTTAAGGAGGTTGGTATTTTTGTATGCAATAGCATTTGATATCCAACAAGACGAATTGGATATAATATATTGTGAAGTCGAACAAGTATTAAGATCGAATAATTTCGAACGTGTGCAAGATAATTTACATCTTTCGCGGGAAAATGATATTGCTAAAATATATAGGGCGATAAATGGACTTAGGGAAATTATTTTATTCAAGGAGAATCTTAAAGAAATTAGAGTTTTTAAGATATCAGATTGGAGCAATTTCACGGAGATTATAAAAAGTTAATAATAGTTAATGGGGAGATGGAAAAAATGGATGAAATAAAATTTCAAGAATTAGTTATGGCTCAGTTTGATAAGATGGATCAAAGGTTTGATAAGATAGATCAAAGATTCGAGAAGATAGATCAAAGATTCGAGAAGATGGATCAAAGGTTTGATAAGATAGATCAAAGATTCGAGAAGATGGATGGTGAACTTGTTTCAATAAAAAATAAATTAGTTGAACATGATGGTAGATTTGATAGAATTGACGGAAATATAGATACTATTGCAATATGGGTTAAACATTTAGTTTGTAATGAAGACGAAGTAATTGATTTCTATTCGAAAAAAAAGCATAAGCCTCTTTTAGGTATACTGGGAGGACAGGGGGAAGATGGAAAATAATGAATTCCAAGATCTAGTATTAAATCTATTAACCCAGATTAATAAAAGATTCTTGGTTATTGATAAACGATTTGACAGTTTAGAAAATCAAGTTAAAGAGAATAGAAGAATTCTAAAAGCATTGGAACATGTGGCAGAAGTAAATAAGTCAGAGCATGACAGGATGTTTGGAGAAATTAGGGATATAAAAGGAAATATTGTGACATTGGTTGATGAGTCGTTTAAGGATTATTTAGGTAGAAAGACATTTAGATTAATTGCAGTTAATGAATAGGAGGGAATTGATATGGCGGAATTGATGTTCGAAAAAATTGTACAGGAAGAGATAGATTGCATCCCTTCTTTACTTGGAGTGACAGAGGTTGGGAAACGGATAGGGGGATGGGATAGGAGAAAAGTTCATACTTACTGGAAGAGAGGAATCATGCCTGAGCCAGCAGCCTATATTGGAAAAAGACCAGTGTGGACGGAAAAGCAAATTGATACGTGGATTGCTCAACGTGGTTCAGAATATAAATAAAAAGGAGCATTGATATGTTAAAAAGAATATTTGCATTGGTAATTGGTGGAGGAATTGCTTTAATTATTATAAATGTTCTGGATTTTATTACCAATGGAAATAAACTTATCAATAGCTTGATACTTTTCGGTGTTCCTTTTATTCTAGTTACTATAGGGGAAATGAAAAATAAAGATGAGAAGAGAGTGCAGTAAGGTAGTCAATATTAGGATCTCAAATAAGAGAACATCTTTTGTATAATATCCCGGGACATCACCGGGATTTTCTAAATTTTTCTAGTGTACAAAGTCTACTAAAATGATATAATAAAGAAGTCGAGGGGGAAGAAAATAAAGTGAGGTAGATAAAAATGCAAAGGTTTGAAGTTGGTAAAACTTATTCTTGCAGATCGGCATGCGATTATGAATGTGCATGGAATTATGAAGTTGTTAAAAGAACTGATAAATCCATTACGATAAAGAGACTAGGCCAGAGTGTAACGAGTAGTAGAAGAATAACAAATTGGGATAACAAAGAATGTATATGGCCCATGGGTAAGGGATCTATGCAGCCTATATTAAGAGCAGGAGGAAATTAGAATGAAAAATAAAATGATGGTGCATGGTAATGTATTGAAGTTTACAAAGGATCTGGTTTTATATAAGACTTATGACGGATATAAACTGTTTGTGGATCTGTTGAAGATTGATAGTAATGAAAAAGCAAATGATGTGTTAGATGAGGTACTTGGGTTCGTACAGGAGATTGCGGACAATGGAAGTGAGGGAACATTTTTATCTGGGAGATTCCATGATTTTGTAGTTGACAATATCAAATGGAAAACAGGATTTTTCCCGGTCGTCATTAGCGAATTATATTAATTGTCATTATCTTCATGTGGACAATGTATACTATAAATGATAAAATTAAGCCATGGTTGAGGGAGAGAAAAAATTAAGGAGTGATTGAAATGACAATATCAGAAATTAATTCAAAACTTAAAATAGTAAATATTAAGGGTAGAAAATTTAAGGTTGATGGAATTGGTTATATAGAAGTCTCAAAAGGGTTTGCTTTCTATGTGCCTGAACTTGGATATTTGAAATTTGAATGTGATGAGACGTATGTACCTTATAGTCCAGTTGGAGGAAGAAAGGCTTGTCAGGAAATCTTAGATGCTGGGGGAATGGTTAATTTTGATGGAATCGAATGGTTGAGGGAAATGTAAGGATATACATTTAAATTAAAATAGAGAGAGGAGATCTACCCTCTCTCTATTTCATTATTTGATTGTTTTAGTTATCTGGTGACAGAGCGCAAGCGATGAGACTTATTAAGTAAAATAATAGCCACATAGCAATATACGCAGCCAGCGTGACCAAATAAGTATTGAATATTGTATGAGTTATTTCATATGAATAATAAGCCCAATAAAATTGTGAGGCAACCGGAGCGAAGAATGTAATCAGTGCGGAAATAAATCCACTAGAACCAAAAGCAATTAAAATAGTCCATAAGTGGATCGCTGCACCAGCAATTCCGAGGATTAAATAAATAATTGTTCCGATTGTATAAGCACCACTTGTTGCCATTTTTCTAATAAAAGACATAATAATACCTGCCTCTCATCTATTTCTACCTATAGGTCATTATAAGCTTTTAGTTGCGTATCATATTCAAATTTGACCATTCTGAAATTATCATTCCATTCTTTTAATGCATTTTTCATAATTGTTTCATGTACTTTTGATTTTATGGAAATATCTTTTAAATAATTATAGGATTCAGTTTGGGTATTTATTTCGAATTTAACCATTCTGTAATTAGTTCCCCATTCTGATTCAGCTCTATTCTTGATTGCTGATTTAACATCATCGCTATTTAAATCAGCAACACAATTAATTAATTTTGGGGCAGTAGGTTCAACTTTAACAACTGGATCTACAGCAGGAGTAGCGGAAGTAGTGGGAGTAGTAGCAGGAGATGTAGCAGTAATATTTGTTTGTGCTGTTCTTAGTGTAGTAGTCTTGGAGTTATCATTGATAGCGCATACTACAAATATCACAAAGCATAACACACTGGATAATATCGCTTTTTGGATCTGTTTCGGTTTACCCTTCATCTTTATAAATACAATGATAGGCATAATAATTACTCCTAATAATGATAAGATACCGAGAAATTTCAACAATGTATTTCCTCCTTATTTCACACAGATCGTATTAAATCAATTATACCATGATTTAGATATGTGTGAGACAAGCAGTTTATCGATTATATGGTAAAAATTATAATGTGGACATTGTCTTCAATGAGTAGTATAATCATATTAAGAGGTTGAGGAAATTAAATATAAAAGGAGATTGATGAAATGAAAAGTTTCAATGCTAAACATAAAAGAAATGGAAAATCATATGTGGTTAAATATATGGATAATAATGATATCGTTTCGGTTGATGTAGAAAATGGATCTGAAAAATTGGTGACTGAGTCTACGATCAAAAGATGGTATGAGTTAGGTAATGAGGTAGTGATACCAAAAAAGAAGAAGATCAAGAAGAATGCAAAGGTTGAAAATGTTGAACGTACAGATAAATTCCGACCTAAACTTGCACCAGAACAAGTATTGGAGATTCGTGAAAAACATAAAAAGGGATCTAGGAAATCACATCTCGCGAAGGAATATAATGTATCGTTTAGGACGATCACTTGTATAGTTGAATATTTAATGTGGAAAAAAGTAGTTTAAATATAAAAGCAGAAGGAGGAAAATGAAATGAAAAGGAAAAAATCAGAAGTCATTGAAATAATTTTCATTGATATCAAGTTCGCAGGATTAAAAGGAAAAAAATTCACTTTGAAAAATATTAAATATAAATATTGATTTAGTGTAGACAAAGTCTACTATTCATGGTATGATGCTACTATAAGGTTTGGTTGAAGAAAAAATAAAAATATTGGAGGAAAATAAAATGACAACTATCAATGAATTGATCGAGAGATCCATGGAGAAGGATGCTAAGGCGGAGGACGTTTTTGTTAGTCCGAAATTATTAGGCTATAGCGTGAATAATCAATTGATAACTGGCAATGAATTTTATAATTTTACTGATTGGGGAAAGAGTCAGTTATGTAATAAGTTAGGTATCCCCACAACTTATATGGAGAAATGCCCGGCTGAACTCCAAGGACAAAATATTAATTACTGGCTTAAAAATAGCAAGTATATAGAAAAAAATTGGATGCTTCGAACCGTCGAACAAGATGGCGAAAAATATGTTAGATCGGTGCTCACGGATAAGTATTCTATTTTTGATAATACTGACGTTTTAAAAATGGTTGCAGACGTGGTTGGTAATCAGAACTATGAGATCAAAAGATTCAGCTCAGATGAGGCATTCGGCGGATTCCATTTGAGATTAACATTGCCTGAAATTTCTTATAATGCTGGGACGACGATGGATGGGAAAGTAGATGAATTGACATTTGGACTTCATATTATGAATAGTGAAGTTGGTAAAAGATCGATATCGATAACACCATATATTCACCGTCTAATTTGCGAGAATGGTTTACAAGTCGTAGAGGCCAGAGGAGATAGGTTCACACAACGGCATATGGGAGTGCAGAAGGAAGATATGCCGTTAAAGGTAGCTCAGGCATTTGAGAGGGCAATAGCTCAAGGAGAGCAGCAAATGGCGAAGTTCGTAGACACTAAGAATATGAAGATTACAGATCCGATTAAATCAATAAATGATCTACTGAAAAGAGTTAAGGGACTAACACTGCCGAAAGATTTCAATGTTAAGATTCATGAATGTTTCGAGATAGAAAGAATTGAAAAAAATGTAGCCACAGTTTATGATCTAGTTAATAGCTTTACGAGAGCAGCGCAGTTACTGGATAATGATGACAAAAGAGTTGCACTAGAAAGATTCGCATATGTGGAATTGGTCGCGTAAGCGATCTTTTCCAATTTTCGGAAGTGAGGAAAATCGAGATGGCTACTATGTATCAAGTAATTAAAAAACAGAGAGACAAATATAAGGATCTGGAAATAGAAGTTGATTCTATATATAAAATCAATGTGATAAATAGGGTTTATCCGAAGGAGTGTTATGCAAAAAGTTGGGATTATATGGTGTTTTCAGAATGCCCAGAACAACTCACATTGGTTCATGGAACATGTATGGTATTGGGGGGACTCCCAATAGGACATGGATGGATTGAGATAGGCGAAAATATTATTTTTGAAGGAGTTTACCAGAGATTTTATGACAAGGAAAAATATTATGAAGCAAGGGGATTAATAAAACTTTTCGAATATACGTTTGCGGAACTCAGAGAATTATCCTATGAGTATAAACATAAAGGCCCATGGAAAAGAGATATGGGAAAAGGATGTTTTAATTTCTAATATTTGGAGTGTATTTAGGTGTGGACAATGTCTGCAATTTATGCTAAAATAGTATTATAGGGATGAGGGAACAATGGAAAAGAAAGAGGTTGAGGAACATGAGCAAATGGGAAAAACAGTTAGAAAAATTGATTAATGGTAAACAAGTCAATGTTACGTTGGCAGAATATAGATGGTTAGAAACTCATGGTTATGAATTGAATGAATCTAATCAAGCTAGTAATAAGGGATATTATGTAACACTAAAAAAGTAAAGGAGAGTGCTTGAAAATGATTAAAGCAACAGCTTATTATAAAAGTGGATCGGTTGTAACATATAAATATGAAGGTGATTCGGAGTATAAGGGTGAGATGGAAACAGAGAAAGAAAGAGCGATCCGCCAGTTAACATGTAAGGCAATAGGAAAATTTGAGATAGTGGAGGTAGGTTAAAATGAAAAAAAGTAAAAAACAAGAATTCATAGATCTAGTTTATGAAACTTCTTATAATAGGGAATGGGAAAATGAAATGAATAATTTGTGTGAAACGAGACCAGACAGTGTATCCTTCATGCAGTGGGTAAAGGATACGGAATGGACATTGGGGGCTATAATAGCTTTTTTCCAGTATCAGTGCATATGTCTCAATGGAGATATGGATTGGGTTGAATTTGAAGACGATTACTTTGTATTCAAATCTAAAATATATGGAGTAATTTAGTTATGATGAACTGATGGGAGGAATTAAAAATGACTAATATTGAATTTACAGATCTAGTGTGTGAGATGAATCCGGAATATAAGACATTCACGCAGGAAGAATTCGAGATAATCCAAACAGTATATAATTATTATCCTAGCATCAATGAGAAAAGGCAGATAGCTGAATTATATGTAAAGCATGGCATGATTTTAATAAAGGATATGCATGCTAGATCGAAAACAATAGCGGAATTGGAAGATGAGATAAGAGGAAAGAGATTTGAATTGGATAAATTAAAAGAAAAAATGAAAGAATTGGAAGTGTAATTGCATAAATAAATGTGGACAATGTAAACAAATTAAAGTATAATAATGCTATAGAGATGAGGAAGCGATGGACGTTCCACAATGCGTTGGGCATGGGATCGCTTCTGATTCTAATAAAAATAAAAAAGGATGGTAATGAAATGAAATATATAGTTACTAGAGAATTTACGAATGGAACATTAAAAGGGATGAGATATACAGGAACAACTAAAATAAAGTTTGAAGTTGGATTCATTTATGCAAAGCCGTGTGCCGGAGATTCATATAAAATAATATCATGTAATGAAGTAAAGGAGGAAAATTAAGATGACTAAATACACATTGTTTGTTCGGATGTTTGACAATGTTTATGATGATGGCAGATTTATATTTGAAGCAAAAGATTTGAAAGATGCCCAGAATAAAGGATCTGGATGGGCAAGATATCAAGGATTCAGTAAAAATGATGTAATGGTTAAGGAGTCAAAGGGAACGGAATTAAATTGGTTAATAGATAATGATTGTGTTCATTGAATGGAAATATTTTATAGTAGACAAAGTATACAGAGGAATGGTACTATTAGGATATGGATGAGGAAATAAAAAATTTGGGGGTAAATTATAATGAATAGAATTGAAAAATTAATGAAATTATATCTCGAACTTGAAAGAGTGGAACGTATGGTTAAGGTGAATGCTACTGATCAATGTGATATGTGAATCCGTCGGAAGTAATGATGAATAATAAGGAGGAAAAATAAGATGAAAGAAATTAAAATTAGTAAAAATTCTCCATACGGTGAACATCAAGATTTGCTTTTAACTAATGTTACAGTGAGATATTCCCCTAAAAATGAGATAAGAATATTTTTTGGAAATGGAATACCACCAGTTTTCGTTCCTAAGGATTCAGCAATGTATAAACAATTAATGAAACAATTCAAATTGAAGGAGGAAAAATAAGATGAAATGTCCATATTGTAAAAGTGAAAATATACGAATACTTCCAGATATTGGTGCAATAACACTTGGAGGACTTTTCATTGTGATAAGTATATGGTTATTGATAATTCCACCTATTGGAATATTAGGGATTCTTATCGGACTAAGTTCCATAGTCTATGGAGTGATTTGTAAAATAATAGGAAAGAAAAAGTCAAAAGCGAATCAATTCTGTAAAACTTGTAATAAAAGATTTTTCTGGGATGGAGTGAAAGGATTCAAATTTGAAGAGGTAAACTAAAAATGAATAATAAATTTATTGCGATCGATTGGAGGAGAAAGGAACTTGAGGATCAGTTTGGAAGGATCGCGATCGAGGTACTCATAGAAGAATTAGGATGGTGCAAATTTTCATGGGCGACTGGTGGAATTCTGGTGAATGGAAAGTGGTTACGTGATTGGGAGATATTCGTTACAAGTGATTAACAAGTTTTACCTATTATCATTATATGAAAATATTATGTATTGACGAAAATTCTTACACAGTGTAAACTAGTGGCAGGACAAGGCAAATAAGAGGAGGAAATCATATGGGCATGCATGAAGGATTAGATGGAATTGCAAATATTCTTAGTAAAGTTATTATGGATCAAGCTTATGAAAAAATTCCAGTCGGAAATATTTCGAAAGAATTATGTTCAAAATTTAGGGATATGCACCGCAAAAAGGAAAATGTAGAAAAAGAGTTAGAGACTAGAAAAGAGATCCTTCAATCAGAAATGGAATTAGTGTTATATAAAGAATTCCGCGAAAAAATGGAAGTGTTTGATGATGAAAAAACTTCATTGTGGGATGAGGCGACAAAGGAACTAGGTGTAGATCCAGAGGAAAATTATTCCGTAGATTTTAAAAGCGGAGTAGTAAGTAGGAAAGTAAGAAAGGAAAGAGGAACTAACCCATTTGAAAATGTAGGAAAAAAGAGATGGTAAATGGGTGAAGTAGTTGAAATGATTCTCGAAGGGATCTTATGCGAGCAGTGCGGGAAGTACATCGGGCAATCGGTAGGCTACCCGCAAAAATGCAATGATTGCAAGGAAGATGATGATGAGTGATTAACTTAATGATGACAAGGCGGGCAAGAAAATTGACGCAGAAAGAATTGGCCCGCAGGATCGGCACAACGAATGTTAAGATCAGTCGCTTTGAAAATGGTATTGATATACCGAAAGCTGATATCTTGAAGAGGTTAGCAGAAGAGTTAGATGTCACGATGGACTATTTAATAGAAGGAATGGAAACTTCGCCACATATTGAGAGGAAACAAATGGGATGAAAATACTAGCGGTAATAAATCAAAAAGGCGGGGTTAGTAAGACAACGACGGCGATAAATATGGCTGCAATTATTGCTAAAGAAAAATTTAAAACGCTGGTTGTGGATCTAGACCCTCAAGCGAATTGCTCACAATCTATAGGGGTCACTTCATTCGATCATGGTACTCCCGATCTATTCGAAGATCCCAAGATAAATATTCTCAAAGTAATAAATGAGACAGAAATTCAGAACCTTCATATTATCCCTTCGGATCTTTCGCTTTCCCAAGTTGAGTGGGAATTATTGAAAACATATAAACCGGAGCACATTACAATTTTGAGGGATCGATTAGATCTAGTAAAAAATAAATTTGATTATTGCATAATTGATTGTCCGCCTAGTTTGGGTCTATTCAGTATGAATGCTTTGATTGCTGCAGATCGTGTGTTGATCCCTGTTGGGCTAGATCCGTTCGCGCTCGTTGGATTAAAGTATCTCACAACTACGATCAATGAATTAAGGATGACGATGAATAAGAAATTACAGATACTTGGTATTTGCAGAACAATGTGGGACATGAGGCCAAGATTAGCCCGGGAGATCAGTGAAAATCTTGAGAGTGATTATTCGGGAAAGATTTTGGAAACTATCATTAAAAACAATATCCGTGTTAAGGAAAGCGCTGTGGCTCAAATGCCAGTTGTGATTTATGAACCAACAGCACCCGCATCTATTCAATATGTCGAACTTACAAAAGAGGTTTTGCGGAAATGGTAAGGAAAGCAAATCGACCTAATTTATCTAGCATGCTTGGTAGTATAGACAACGTTGAAAAGGTAAAAGAAGTCATCGTGGAAAAGCAGAATGATCCAGAGGAAGGGGATAAGGTAAAAAGAAGTTATGTAATCATGGATACCCAGCTTGAAATGCTTATGAAATTAAGGGCAAAAGTATATCGGCGGAGTATGAATTTAAGCGAGATAGTTGGACATGCAATTGAGATGTTATATAAATCTAAGTTCCCGCCTGAAAGTTAGGGGGTAATCATGGAGGCAAAACAAGAGATTATATTAACGTTAGGAAATGACATATCAGAGGAAGAACTTAGTGTATTTGTTTCTGAAATTTATATGGACAAATGGAAAACTTCACATGATTATCAGTCCACTAAACCAGTGAATTTTAAGAGCAAGAAAATTGATCCTAAAATATTATGTGACCCGCAATTTATGGCATTCTCGTTTTATATCAGTCACCTTACCGAAAAAGCCTTAGCTTATAGATTTAATGAGTTAGGTGAAATGGTGGGCAAGGAATTTAAAGAATGGGATAGCCGTGGCGGATTCTGTATCTATCTTTCTATTCTGCATTATTGTCTTCTATTAGAAAGTAAAGTTATTGCCGAGAAAGATATACAACTCATTCAGGGATTTTATTCGCACCCTACGCATGGAATACTTAGTTTAATTAGTAATTTGCAGAATCAAGCTGGACTTCATGCCTTTATAACGGTGGGTGGTTCGGTTGTAGATTTTTCAATTAATCAAGAATCGAATACATTCGATTTCCCAGATGGCCCATTTATAATGGGTGATATCCCAGATGAAATGAATCTTGGCGGATGGATCGAAGGTAAAGATGTGGTAAAAAAATATGCTAGGGAAATAGCACGTTCGCATGATCTTAGTTATTATGAATGGATTGATAAGCATATCAAAAATGCTTTCAAGATAGCAGTTGAGGAGATAAGGAAAAAAAGCATGGAGTTGGAGGAAAAATTAGATGGCAAGGAAAAGCAAGAAAGACAATGATGAAATTATCGAAAAGGGTGAGGATGAACTAAAGGAGGAAGCTAAGAAAAAGTATATAGAAGAATCATTGAGGGCATCCGAGGCAAGCGCGGAAGACAAGAAGGATCTTGCACCATTGGTAAAATTAACAAAGGATCTCAGGAATGCGAGTAGAACTTTAAGTCCGTCAGAGGCCCGTTATTTAGTGGATCGATATTACCAAATTCAGCAGTACAGGACGAGTGCTAAGAATCAGATACGAGCGTCAGAGAGTGAAGAACCAAATGAAGTTATAGTTTGGTTTGCAGATAATTTTGAGGAATTGGAAAAGAATATTAAGAAAGCATTAGATGCATATACGAGTAGTCATTCGGTTGGTGTATGGGCAAAGTCAATTATCGGAATAGGCCCGACGTTTGCAGCAGGATTATTGGCACATATAGATGCAAAAAAAGCACCTACTGCGGGAGCTGTATGGAGTTATGCGGGATATAACCCGAGCGTGGAATGGAAGAAAGGTCAGAAAAGGCCGTGGAATGCTGATCTAAAAAAACTGATGTATTTAGTCGGAGAGTCATTTTGTAAAGTGCAAAATAATCCGAAGGATGTTTATGGGAAATTGTATAAGCAAAGGAAAGAGCAGGAGATCAATAAAAATTTAGCGGGAGATTTCGCAGATCAAGCAATAGCAAAACTTGAAAAGTTTAATATTGGTAAAGATACTGATGCTTATAAATGGTATGCTGGATGTATATCATCGAAGGATGCTACAAAGATTATCTTAGATAAAACGGGATCGGTTAAAGAATTCGCGAAAGAACCGGGATCTGGTACAAGAATGTTACCACCAGCTCATATCAATGAACGATCAAAGAGGTATGCTGTAAAAATATTTCTAGCTCATTTCCATGAGATTTTATTTGAATATGAATTCGGGATTAAGCCACCTAATCCATATGCAATTTCCATATTGGGGCATGCTCATAAATTGGAAGTTCCAAACTATGAAGTGTTTAAAACAGCATTGGAAGATAATCCAGCATTATAAACTGAGTGAGCCAAGATGAGTGATTAAATCCATAACATCTAAGCGAGCCACCCTACTTGATCATACCCACTATTGCAGAGTGAACCATAACAAATGATATTTCAAACTTGTAAGAGTGAAACCAAATTCCAAGGATTTTCAGTCAAACCTCCAGAGTGAACCATAAGTTGAGATAGTATCAATACATAGAAGTGAACCATTAGACGTGATCATTTCAGAATATGAAAGTGAGCCATCCGAAAGGATAGTAACTAATAATGGGAGCGAACCAAGATAAGTGAATAAAACAATAACTGATGAGTGAGTCGCAGCAAGAGATATATCATTTTATTGGAGCGAGCCAAGAACGAAGAATTGAAACATTAAAAGAGGAGCGAACCATAGGACTTGATTGATTCACCACATAATTTCATTTCCACAGAGCGAATCAATTATTTAGATATACACCAATAAATCTGAGTGATCCAACGACACTGATTAGTAACAATATGAGAGAGTGAGTCATAGTACAGAATGAATTAAAAATCCAAGAGCGAACCAAGGAATATGATAGTGACATTCCCAAGAGTGAACCGAAGGAGGTAATTATTTCAATCTCATAGAGTGAGCCAGAAGGAATGATTTAATCATAACATCTAAGCGAATCAGAACTGGTGACTGAAACATTATGCGAGAGTGAATCATTAAAATGAATTTAAAACAGATGGTATGAGTGAACCGCAGGATGAGATAGGCACATGAAAAAGAGAGTGAATCGGACCAATTGAGTGTAACCATTAAGTGAGAGTGAGCCAATGTGTCTGAATATTAGACAGCGAGGGAGTGAACCATAGAACCTAATAGAATCAAGGTCTAGAGAGTGAACCAGAGGAAAAGATTATATCATTACAGGAAAGTGAACCATCGAAATGGATTTTGAAACACACTCTAAGAGTGAACCGCTGTTTTAGATTGCAACAATGTATAGAAGTGAGTCGAGGTAGGGGACTATATCAATGATATGAAGCGAGCCATGCAAAATGATTTTATACATCGGCAGGGAGCGAACCAGTTGAATTGATTAGAAACATCACCTAAGAGTGAATCAATCTGGATAAGTGTAACAAGAAGAAGAGAGTGAGCCATCAAGGATGACTGATAACATTTGAGACAAGCGAGCCATAAGGAATGATTTAGAAACATCTTCGAGGAGCGAACCATCAACTGTGATAGTACCATCTCTAAAAAGTGAGCCATAAGTAGTGATAGTGACATGTTAAAGAAGCGCTTTCTTTTTTAAAAAAGGATTGATCGATATGAAAGTATTATTTTTCTTCATGGGTTTAGGAAATCTTGCTGCACTTCTAAATGATAGGAGAAGAGGCACGTTAAATTTAACCTATCTATTTTCGATGATAGTTTTCTTTCTATTATTATTGTCTGAGTAAAGGAGGTTAAGATGGAAATAAAAATTATTCAAGTAGTGTGCAAACCCGGTTGTGTCGGGGATTTGTATCCATGTATTGACCAGATCAAGAATATTGTAGAATCTGGAAATGTGGCGTTCATGATATACAGTCATCATGTTATGGAAAAGATTTCTGAAATGGATTTTAAAATTGAGATTATGAAACAAAATGGAATGCCACTTGCGGTATATATATCTGCAAAAGGTGAAAGAAGTGTATATGAAAGATTTGGTAAAAAATCTGATATTCATTGAAGAAGAAGGCGAGTGAGATGGCTGGACGATTTATCAAGGTAAAAACCCATAGGGATGGGACTATTAGCTATTTTAGTGATAGGTTGCAAAGATGGGTTTATAATGTTGGTGAGATTCCAGAGGATGAATTATCGAGGATGACTCATGAGGAAATGTTACATATAACTAGGTTCTTGGAAAAGCACAAGGGCAAGAGGTGTTTATGATTGTCAACGGAATATTTTAATTTACCCGATCGAATCACTGCTAGTGAATTACAACAGATCATTATGTTATTAGATGGAAATTGTGATTACCAAAAAGCACTTGATATTATTAAGATTCTTGGGGCAACTAAGGAAAAGAATAGGTATTGGGTGCTTAGTCATTATCGTGCATGGTTATATATTGAAACTGTGTTTAGTAAAGAATTGAAAGAAAAGAAAATAGATGACATGGGAAAATTGATTGAGTTTATGCGAGATTATTTCAATAGGGAATAGGGAGGGGAATTCCATTGATTAAATTCGAGATCGTTAAACCTAAGGAGATAGATATTGAGCAAAAAATTAATATCAAAATCGAAACTCAAGAAGAATGCCTTAGTAAAAATGGCATAAATTTCTTTGGCGGAATTATTGATGAGTATGACAGTAGGAGTCCGGTAACCCTTGTTAGATTTTTCGGGATGGGAGAAATGACTCCCGGTATGTTGCTTTCATATATTTCAGGTTTTGTCACAGTTGCAATGCAGTTATCATTGGATTGTGGATTACCAAAAGAGATCATTAAGCAAGTCGCGACTATTGCGATTGATGAGGGATTAAATGGCAAAAATGTCGGAGTAGTAGAGCGATGAAACGAAGAGAGTTTTTCGAGAAGATCAAGGAAGATTATTTCAATGATCTAACATGTGAATTTAAAGATTTTAAGGAAATGGTATGTGGAGTCTTGCCAGTATTTGGAGTTTTGGAAATAGAATATAACCGTGTAAGTGATCATGAGAAAATTATAATCTTCAAGGATGTAGACGAGGCAATGTTTGTGATCGGGCCGGAGGGTTATGATGTAACATTGGAGGATCTTGATATGTCTGGTCAGGTAATGAAAATTACGATGGATGGGGAAAATGTAATCCATTTAGTGGAACACGGAGTCAGGATGTTTACCCCAGCTAATAAGGACACAGTTTTATTCCTTGGGAGCATTATAGGTAAAAAATTATTGAATATAGATGAGGGATTGAGCTGACAATATTATGAACATGATTGAAAAGATGCAGATGATGATGAAGCAAAGGAAATTAAATATAGCTGATGTTTCGAGGGGCGCTGATTTACCATATAGCACAATCGATAATCTTTTCAAAAGAGAATATAAAAATGTCCGTATTCCAACATTAATGAAACTGGCAAAATTTTTCGAGGTGTCAATAGAATATCTAGTTTATGAGGGAGAAGATTTTGAAAGACTTCGAGGAATTACGGATGACGATCGACGCTTACTTATTCTTTGGGAAAAATTGTCGCATGATGATCAAATGAAAATGTTGGGTAGGATGGAAGCTAAAGTTGAAGAGTTGGAAAAGTAAGGCCGATGGGAAGATTGGCTACTTTTTTTGGGGAAATGTGGATGAGTTCGCATTTTACTGGACAAGCTTTTAGGATTCTGGTATAATGGAATTAGATGTGAATTGAATCGTATTTCATATAGAATGCGAACGTTTGTAGAATTGAGGTAAAAAATGAGAATCAAAGGACAAATCACTAAGAGAGGAAAAAGGAAAGAGAGAAAATTACCAGTATTTCTAAATGAGGAAGAAAGAATTGCATTGTTGAAACAACCGAACCCAAGATATTTCACTGGTGAGAGAAATAAATTACTAATGCAATTTATGTTGGATTCTGGTGCAAGGATTTCAGAAGCAGTTAATCTAAAATGGGATCATGTGAATTTAATGTCTGGAAGTATCTTAATAAAACAAGGAAAAAATTCAAAGGATCGTTATATTTGGATAAGAAGTATTTTATTAGATGACATGAGAAAATGGAGAGAACGTCAGATTAAAAAATTGGGATTAATTGAATATGTGTTCACTACTGGTAAAGGATCACAAATGGGACAAAGATATATTCAGGTTATGGTGAAACGATATGGAAAAAAAGCTGGATTAATCAAAGACATTACACCACATAAATTGAGACACACCTTTGCAACTGATTTTTATAAAAGAACAAAGGATATTTTAAAGACAGGCAAAGCGCTAGGTCATGCAGATGTTTCAACGACGATGATTTATACTCATGTGGTTGATGCGGATTTGGAAGATTCCATGAAGAATTTTAGAGATTGAATGGGAGAGATCATAATGATAATTCAACCTGACAAGATTTTCTCAGTAGATGAATTATTATCCAAGGAATTATTAGATAAGGAAAATGTTTCTAGTAGTTTTTATAGATTAAAAAGTAGTAAAGGAATTTATATATTATTTGGCGAGGCCAATGAGGTATTATATATTGGATGGGCGACAGATTTAAAAGGAAGAATTATGAATCATATTAGTGGAAATTCAAATACTAAGTATTTTGTAAATGAAATAAAAAATGTGGGTGTAATATCGGAGAGATCGTTTGATAAAATATGGAGTGAGCATCCAGAATGTTATGATATTGAGTATTTTATGATCGAAGAAATTAAACCTAAATATAACAAAATGAGAGGTAGGTGTGTAGCTTATGAAAAAACAAAGCACCTACGGAGAAAAAAGGATGAATATTCCCAAGATGATATAAATGATGCCTATGATATGGTGGTGTTTTAAAATGAGATATAAAATAGATATAAAAGTAGTTGCAAAACATTGGAGATTGATCCCTAATATGGTTGGCGTATATGCTCTTTATAATTTTGAGGATGATCTTGTTTATATCGGAAAAGCAAATAATTTACATGAAAGGGTCAGACAGCACATTGAAGGAGAGACTAACACAAAAGATGTAAAACATAATTTCTATGGGGTTGCATGTATATTTACTAGTGATGCAGAGAAATTAGAAAAATTCTTAATTAAAAGACATCATCCTATATATAATATCAAAAATAATGAATTGTATACTGAAAGATATAATGATGAACATCTTCTGCCGGAAATCGTTGAAATGAGAACGGAGAAGGAGAAATCATTTCAAAGGAGATATGACAAGAGCATGGAAAATTTTATCCTATGATATGGTAATATTCTAAGCAAGATACTAATGGAGGGTTTTAAAGTGGAAGAATTATTGAAACAAATTTTAGAACAGAATAAAACCATTGCTAGTAATGTGGAGAAGATGGCAGGAAGTATTACCAGACTCAATGAAGGTCAAGAGAAGATGGCAGGAGATATTACTAGACTCAATGAAGGTCAAGAGAAGATGGCAGGAGATATTACTAGACTCAATGAAGGTCAAGAGAAGATGGCAGGAGATATTACTA